GTGATGCAGCACTGCACCGACCCCGCCTCCATTTCTGTTAGTTTTTCCAGGGCGCAGCCCTCGATAATCTCCCACTCCACGCTCATGACGCCTCCTCCCCGGCCAGCGCGCGGCCGGCCTCGGTCAGCCCGATCTCCTCCAACTCGCCCCGCCAGTAGCCCGCCTCGAACAGCCCCGGGCTCTCCGCGACGACCGCCGCCGCGCAGGCCGGCGACGTGCGGCACTCGCGGGCCAGCATCGCCAGCGACGCCCGGCCGCCCTGCGAGGCCACGTCCCGGGCCAGCTGCCGGGCCCGCGCCTCCCGCGCCTCCTCCGCGTCGGACTTCTCGACGCGGGCCGGCGGCAGGACCGGGTGCGACCGGCCCGGCCCCGGCCTCGGCGAGTGCAGCCCCAGGTTGTGCCGCTTCACGCGGAAGAGGACCTGCGTCGTCCCGACGAGCCGCGCCCCGTCCGCGTCCGACCCGCCGGCCGCGACGTGCGCCCGCAGGATCTCGATCTTCTCGGGCGTCCAGAACCGCGGCCGTGCCGCCCGCTCCAGCTTGAGGCGCTTCCGCCAGGCGACCACCAGCCGGTCGCCGCCGGCGTGCTCCAGGCCCATCGCGTCGGCGATCGCCCGGTCGCTCATGTTGAGCTTGAACAGCCGCTTCAGTTCCTCGTCCCGCTCCGGCGTGGCCCGCTCGGGGGCCTTCCTCGCTGCCGTCTTCACTCGGTCGCCTCCAAGAATGCCTTTATGAACACGGCTCCGACCTGGGGGACGATTGCGTTTCCTGCCCCTCTAAGGATGTTGACCCTCCCTTTGATTTGCCGCGTCGTGAGGGGGAAGCGATCGAGGCAAGCATCCCGCAGAGCATCCACTCCGGAGGGTAGCCTTGAAGCCAAAGACTGAAGCCGCTGTTCAATTTCCCTGACAACGCCGGGTTGAGTCTCCCCTGGGACGCGGCGGTATTTCCCGTCCCGGCAGGGGATGACGGCGAAGTGATCCCAAAAGCTTCCCTGGCGTTCAACTCCCGACCCGCCCGGAACTCCTCCGACCTCGCCTTCTCGTTCGCGGTCGGCGTCGCCCAGCCCGAGACGGCCGGCAGGCGGACCGCCTGCCGGCCGAGCAGCCCGTTCGTCGGGACGTCGGCCGTCTCGCAAGCCCCGTCCTTCGAGTCCCGACTCGTCGGAGTTGCCCATCCCGCCATGAATACCTGATTGCTCAACACGTTCGGATCCCGCTGCTGCTGCGAATCCGAGAAGGTCGCGTGCCGCGAGTCTTGCGTAGTCGGTGTGCCCCAACCGCCGAGGGGGGCGAGCAGGCTTTCTGTCTTCCGGCTGCTGTCCGTGTTCCCCGCCGCGTTGTAGTTCTCCGTCGCCGGGCTTCCGGCCATCGGCGTCGGCCAACCGGCCAACTGCGCCGCAACGTGCAGCGGCCCCGTGCTGCCCATCCCCCCCTTGTCCGGGTGCCGCTCCCGCATCCGCTCCAGCCGGGCCTGCCACGTCGCGAGAGACTCGTCCCGGCCCGTGTCCGGCGTAGGCCAGCCGGCCAGCGTCGCGGCTGTCGGCAAGTCCGCCCCCGTACCCTTCCGCTCGAATTCGAGGATCGACCCCCGGGACGTCCGCACCCCTTTGTCCGCGTCGCTGCTCTTGGGCGTAGGCCACCCAAAACAAGCGTTGTCTAATGTGCGGTGCCCCGAAGCCCGCAGCGCACAGATCGGCGGCCCCGACGGCATATCCCAGTGCTTCCAGGTCAGCGCGTACTCGGGAGAGCCATTCACGTCCGTCGCTGCTCGCAACCTGCTCGCCAAAGCAGACTGAAGGTCGGCACTCGGCGAGGAGTCGGCGCATCTCGGGCCAGAGGTGCCGGGGGTCGCGGGTGCCGCACCGCTCGCACCCGAAGTCGTCTTCGCCGTAGAAGCCGAACCGGGAGCCGCAGGCCGGGCAGTGCTTTTTCCCTGCCGACGAGAACGGGGGGCAGGGACAAGATCCAGACCAAACAGGCCGGTCGGCCGGCCATCCGGCGAGGTCGAGGGCGCGTTCCCATCCCGCAATGCCGCTGAACAGATGAACTCGTTCATGTCGAACAAGGTCGGCTGGCTGCACGTCCCGGATGTCTCGCTCATCGACCGGCCCTCCCGTGATCAACCCGTCAGAGATCAACTCCCTCAGCCACGCCGCCGCGCCGGGGTCGTGCTCGGAGTAGAAGCACGTCGGCCCGGCCTTCAAGCCCGCCAGCGCCTCGTCGATCGCCACCCCGATCGGCACCGGCCCCTCGCCGCCGTCCGTCATCCGAACCCCCCGGGCGTCGATTCGCCCTCGTCCTGGAAACGCATCTGCGACTTGATGAACCGGGCCTCGACCACCCCCGTCGGGCCGTTGCGCTGCTTCTCCAGCCGCAGTTGGAGCGGCCAGACGGGGTCGTCCTTGCGGTCCCGCGGGACGTGCAGCAGGATGGCCGTGTCGGCGTCCTGCTCCAGGTCGCCGCTGTCCTTCAAATCCATCAGCCGCGGCGGGTCGTCCTTGCCCCGGTCCTCGGCCCCGCGGTTGATCTGGGCGAGCAGCAGAACCGGCACCCGCAGTTCCCGGCCGAGGTCGCGCAGGTCCTTCGTGATCCGGCCGATCTGCTCGTGCCGCTTCGCCCGCGCGTCGTCCGGGGCGACCAGCCCGGCGTAGTCCACCACGATCATCGCCAGCCCGCGGTCCGCCTTCAGCCGCCGCGCCTGCCGGGCGATCGAACGGGCCGACTGCCGCCGCGAGTCGTCCACGAACAGTTGCAGCCCGCCCAGGGCGTTGCGGGCGTCGAGAATCAGTTCCTTGCCGCGGTCCGTGATCCGGTGCCCGCGGATCACCCGCAGGTCCAGCCGGGCCGCGGCGGCGAGGGAGCGTTCGGCCAGTTCGGCCGCGCTCTGCTCGCAGGAGGCGAAGAACACCGGGACGCCCTGCCAGGCGGCCGACTTGGCGAAGGACAGCGCCACGGCCGTCTTGCCCCGGGACGGCCGGGCCCCGATCAGGATCAGGTCCCCCGGCCGGAAGCCCCCCGTGAGGGCGTCCAGGGCCTCCACGCCCGACGGCAAGCCCGGGGGCCGGTCCGACCGCGTCCGCTCGTCGATCGCCCGCAGGGCCGCGTCCAGGGCGTCGTCCAGCGTCACCGGGCCGGCGGCGAGCCTCCCGGCCCCGGCGGCGGCGACCAGCCGGGCGGCCTCGTCCACCGCGTCGTCGGCCGGCCCGGACGGCCGGGAGGCGAGGTCGAGGATGTCCCGCGCGGCCGCCGCCAGACGCCGCAGCGTCGCCTTCTCGCGGACGATCTTCGCGTGGTACTCGACGTTCCCGGCCGTCGGGACGGCGTCCCAGAGTTCCGCCAGGGCCGCCAGCCCGCCGACGTCGGCCAGCCAGCCCCGCGCCCGGAGCCAGTCCGCCAGGATCACGAGGTCCACCGGCCGGCAGCCCCGCCGGCACTCCAGCACGGCCAGGAACAGCCGCCGGGAGGAGTCGTGATAGAAGTCGTCCTCCCGCAGCGCCTCGGCCACGTCGTCGATGACGGCGTTCTTCCGCAGCATCGCGCCGATCACGCCCCGCTCGGCCTCGGCGGAGTGCGGCGGCAGGCGGTGGTCATGCTCGGCCACGGCCGCCCCCTTCCGCCCGCTTGGCGGCCTGGCGCTGGATCAGTTCGATCTCCGTGCGGGCGACCAGTTCGTCGAGCGTCTCCACCCGGGGCGGCGGCCTCTCCGGGGCCGGGGCGCGCTCGTCCGCCCGGGGAGGGAACAGCCCCTTCCAGTTGTTGGCCATGCTCGTCTCGACGGCCGCGACGACGGCGTCCGGGCCCCAGGCCGCGACCTTGGTCAGCAGGGAGGCCAGCCCGGAGGGGACGTAGGCGTCCCGCCGCTCCCGCTTGTAGGCCATCCAGCGTTCCAGGGCGGCCCGGCACTCGGGCGTGTCGATCGCCGCCGGGAGGGAGTCCGGGAGTTCGGCGGGCGTCTTCTTCGGGCGGGCCTTCGGCTCGGGAGGGTTGGCCTTCCCGGGGGCTTCTCCGGCTCGCGTTCCGCCCCCCTCGCCTCCCCCCTTGGGGGGTTGGGGGGGTATGTCTTTATCTAAGTCTTTATCTGTATCTCTCTCTCTATATAGGGTTCCGCTTTGGTTCCCTTCTGGCTCCACCTTGGTTCCACTTTGGTTCCCGTCTGGTTCCGCTTTGGTTCCGTCCGGTTTCGGGGCCTCGCGCCCGCCCCACTTCTCCCGCAGGCGTCGGGTCTTCTGGGCTGCCGGCGAGGACGACAGGCCCGGCTTGAAGGTCCACTCCCGCAGCCCGGGGAAGCGGAGTCCGGCGTCGGAGGCGACGAGCCAGCCGACCGCGGCCATCGCGGCGGCGAGGCCCGGCATCCGGAACTCGCGGTCCAGCCAGCCCGGGGGCACGCCCGGGACGTGGTCGGCGTCCGCCGCCGCCTGCTTCCCGGCCCACGCCCAGACGTAGGCGAGCCGGCCGCAGACGTCGTACACGTCGCACCCCAGCCGGTCGGCCATCGCGATCGTCTGCCAGTCCCCCGGCAGGGCGACCCTCAACTTCACGAACAGCGTGTCTTCCTTCACGGCCAGCCCCTCCCGGCGTCCTACCGCCCCCTCCCCTTCACGCCCGCTGCGCGTACGCCCCTTCGCTCGCCTGCGTCCCCGGGATCGCGGCCTGCACCGGCTTCGGCCCGGCAAGGCCCTCCAGATGCCCCAGGACGCGATCGAACTCCTCGGCGGTCAGGTCGTCGGGCTTGGCCTCCAGAGGGGCCTGGCAGGCCCGCAGGACGGCTTTCCAGTTGGCCTTTTTCGACTTCAGCAGTTCGCGGAGTTTCAATTCCCGGCTCGTCGGCTCGCCCTGGATCGCGGCCCGCTCGGCGTCCGCGTCCAGGTCGGCACGCCGCCGCCCGCCCTCGATCCGCACGGACTCGAACTGCTCGGGCGTGATCAGGCCGTTCTTCTTGGCCGTCGCGGCCTCGACGCCGACCGCGTCCAGGGCGGCCCCGCTGGCGGCCTTGCGCAGGTCGTCGAGGAGTTGCTTGTAGACCTTCTCGCAGGCCACGGCCTTGGGGCTCGGGGCCGGCAGGGCGGGCCGTTCCGGGGCCGGCGTGGCGGCGTCCGCCGGGCCGACGGGCTCGTGGTGGGGCTCGTCGCGCATCTCCTCGGCCGCGTACAGCCCGCTCAACTCCTGGGGGAAGGCCCGCCGCAGGGCGAGGCATTCGGCCACCTTGCCCAACATGAGGTCCGGCATCCGCTTCCAGAACTGGTTCGGGTGCCCGTCCCGCGTCGTCTGGACGTAGGCGTCGTAGCGGGCGACGGCCCACAGCGGCTCCTTCCAGCCCGCGTGCAGGACGCCGACGCGGGCGGCGGCCGGCGGGCCGTCGGCGAGCCACACGTCCCGCCACGCGCCGTCCGGGCCGCACCACTGCGGCCCCAACTGGCCGGCGTACTTCCCGGTCCGGTCGGCGATCAGGCGGAACCCGTCCACCCCGATCTGGATCGCCAGCACCTCGCGCTTCTCCTTCGAGTCCCAGCGCTTCACGGCGTAAATCTGCCGGGCGAACGGGTCGAGCCCGGTCCGCTCGCACTGGAGGAGGAAGAACGTCAACTCGTCGTCGGTCGCCCCCTTGCACAGCGTCCGGCGGATCAGGTCCGCCCGCTCGGCCGCCTTGTCCGCGGCGACGACCGCCCCGCCGCCCGCCATCGTCACCACGTTGCCCTTCGCCTTCGCCATGTCTTGCCTCCCGATGCCCTGGATCCCGTGAGAGCCGCCGCCGGAGTCGAACCGGCGCGGGCCGTCCTGATGCCCGCCCAAGCCCTGGTGCGGCAAAACGCGGCGACGCTCGCGGTTCCCGCGATACCCTCCGCACACCCTTCCATGTCAAAAGGGCGTGCGGCCACGCCGCCGCCGGCCCCGCTACCGCCCGTAGCGGGCCGCTCCCTCGCTGGTCGCCTCGCGGCCGGTCAACTCCGACCGCAGGATCTTCACCCCGGCCCCGGCGCAGAAGCCGAGCCGGGCGTTCGTGCCGTCGCGCTTCAGGAACTCGATCACGACCCGGTCGGGGCCGCTCCCGATCACCACCGACCCGCCTTTCGGCACGTCGATCGCGAGGATCCGCTCGCTCATGGACTCCCTCCCTCAGTTGGCCCGCGGGTCGGCGAACACGTCCGGCCGGTAGGTCGCGACGCCGCGCACCTCGTCGGCCGCCTTCAGCAGCAGCCGGGCGACGAGCAGGGCTTCCCCGGCCGTGGCCAAGGTCGGCCGGTCCGCCCCGGGCGGCTGGATGACGACCATGCCGTCCTCCGGCAGCGTGCTGATCAGCCAGCGCCCGCCGTCGTCGTCGAGGACGATGTCCTCCTCGTCGGGGTAGTCCCCGGTGATCTCGATTACCTCGTCCCAGCGGGGGTCGTCGTCGCCCCACTTCTCGCCGTCATCGCACATCGGCCACGCCCCTCTCCGCCGCAGCCACCGCGGCCACCTCGCCCGCCGTCCGGCCCGCCTCGCGGACGAGGGACGCGGCCTTCTCGACCTTGTCCGCGGCCCCTTCCAGGGCCAACCGCTTGGCCTGCGTGGGCGTCTCGCCGGCCAGTTCCCGCAGCTGCGCGGCCCGCCTGTAGAGGCTGTCCGCGTCATAGCTGCACCACGTCGCCAACCGTTTCGCGTCCCGCGTCATCACGTCGCGTCCCTCCATATGCGCAGACCTCCCGCGCCGGCGGCAAACGCTGCCGCCGCGACCCATGACTTTCGTGCCCCGCGCGGGGCGTTACCCGCCCCCGCTCCCGCTCCCGCTCCCGTCCCCGCTCCCGTCCCCGCTCCCGTACCCGTCCCCGCTCCCGTCCCCGCCCCCGTACCCGTACCCGGACCCGGACCCGGACCCGGACCCGGACCCGTACCCGGACCCGTCCCCGTACCCGTACCCGGACCCGGACCCGTCCCCGGACCCGTCCCCGGACCCGTCCCCGGACCCGTCCCCGGACCCGTCCCCGGACCCGGACCCGTACCCGGACCCGTCCCCGGACCCGTCCCCGGACCCGGACCCGGACCCGGACCCGGACCCGTGGGGCGCACGCTGTCGCAAGGATGTCGCGAACACTTCACACCCTCCCTCGTCGAGGATCCAGTCGGCCGCCGCGAGCCAACGGAGCCGCCCGGCCGGGTGCAAATCGAAGAGGCGGAACGCCTGCCGCATCAGGCCGACCATTTCGCGGCCTCCAGGTTGGACCGCGCCTCGGGCGTGCAAGGGATGACCTCGATCGCGTCGAGCAGGTAGATTTCCGCGACCGGCTCGCTTACCTTGCTGCCGCGGCCGACACCCCGCAGGGCGATCTCGTGCAGCGTGTTGCGGCCCTGCCAATTCCAGATCCTCCCGGCCCGCGTCAGCACGACGCACCGGCCGCTGAACTCCGCCAGCGTGCCGAAGTGGACGCCGGCCCGGTCGGTGCGCACCAGGACGAACTCGCCGATGATCTTCATTCCTCCCCCTTTCTTGCCGCGTCAGAAGGCCGGCTCGGCTGCCGCCTCTTCCAGGTTCTTCTCCGCCATCGGGCTGGCGTCCCGGACCAGCCGGTAGGCCGCGTGGATCCGCTCCTGGGCGGCGAGAGCGTGGTCGGCCGCGTCGTACTTCCCGGCCGCCCGCAAGAGCAGCGGCAGGCCGTCCAGGGCCGCGTCGATGGCCGCGAACAGGTGGGCCGCCCCGGCCAGGGCCAGTTGTTCGGTGGTGATGTTAGCCGACACGGGTGTCTCCTTCGTGCAGGCCCGGGGGCGGCGACGCCGGCTCGGGGTCCTCGGCGTGGTCGAAGACGGCCGCCAGCAGGAACCAGGCCCCGAACATGGAGGCCGCCCCCCAGCAGAACCCGTAGCCGAAAAGGAACGATTCGTTACTCACGACTCCCTCCGATAGTTGACGTGTCAGTTATTCTTGGACGCGTTCATCCGCTCCAGCGCGTCGGCCGCCAGCCGCAGGATGGCCGGGACCGATTCCCGGTCGAGCAGAGGCGACCACGACACGACCGGGTCGGCCATGTGCGGGCCGGCCGTCACCACGCCGACGATGACCGCCGGGGAGGCGTGCTGGGCCGTGAGGGCCTCGGCCGCCTCGTCCATGTCCATCCGCGTCCGGACGACGCGGAGGACCCGCTCGGCTTCCGTCTCCGTCTCGTTCATCGCCGCGCCTCCTCGTGGGACAGCCGGAACAGCAGGACCGTGAGCGTAGCGAGCGTCAGCCCGCACGCCAAATCGGCGAGGATCATCACAGCCTCCCGGCAGCGCGAAGGGCCAGCAAGCCCGCGACGTGACGGCATCGAGCACGGCCGAGCAATCCAGCGATGCAAGAACATGCTTCGTGGCGGGGGTCGATGTTCGCACTGTACCTCTCCACGGGCTCGCCGCTCTCGTCGAGCTTGACCACGGCGTAGGCGACGCCGAAATCGGCCGGGAACTCCGCCACGGCGTAGCGCGTCGCCTTGCTGCCTTCCGTGATCGTCATTGTTCCCGTAGCGCGGCAGTAGCCGACGCTCCGCTCGCGTTTCTTCGAGATCGTCGCCATCGCTGACCTCCCGATTTCGGTGACGTGATTGACTACATCGCTATACTAGCTACGATATCCTGAGTAGTCAAGATATCGAATTGGGTTTTTTCTGCTGACTTATCGAAATCAAAGCGGGTACGATATAGGCATGGCACGATATTTGCGCCACGACACCCGCGGCGATATCGACAGGCACCACGAGGGCGGTAAGTTTATGCTCGAAACCGTTTCGCCTACCCTGCCAGGTGTGATCATCCAAATGGGACGTAAGCGAGCCGACGAGAGCGAGAAGGACTTGCCGAAGCAGGTCAACTTCAAGCCGTCCCCCCGTCTCATGGAGCGTCTTGTCGAGACGGCGAAGGCGCTCGAACTTGACCTCGCCAACCTCGCCCGGATGATCATCAGCGAGAACCTGTACATCTACGAGCGTCGCGCGAAGGAAGCGCAGAGAGGCCCAGGCGCGGTGTCCGTACGCGAGGGCGCAACGTGAGCGAGGTCCGCGAACTGGTCGAGGTGCCGTTTTACGGCGACAAGATGCTGGCCACCAAGGTCGGCAACGACGTGTGGGTGTCGATCCGCAGGTGCTGCGAGTCGATGGGACTGGTCTACGCAAGGCAGCTTCAGAAGCTGCAAGCCAAGCCTTGGGCGGCGGTGTGCATGATGTATACGGTTGCCCAGGACGGGAAAACCCGCGAAACGGCGTGCCTCCGCCGCGACAAAATCCCGATGTGGTTCGCGACGATCGACCCGGGGAAGGTCCGCCCGGATGTTCGCGAGAAGTTGGTTCGCTATCAGTGCGAGGCGGCCGACGTTCTGGCCCGCCACTTCCTCCCGCCGAAGCAGGTCGAGCGGGCCTGGTCGGACCGGCTGAGCCCGACCGTGATGAACCACCGCAGCCACGTCAACCGGAAGCATCCGGGCTGCTGGTCGATCGTCACGGAGTTGATCATGGACCTGCTTCTGATCGAGGACGAACTGTTCCGCTGCGGTTTTCCGCTCCAAATCGGCTATAATCGGGGCATCGGGGGCCCGAATGAGCCAGGGCAACAATCCAGACAGCAGCCGACGCAGGCAGCCGCCGCGTCACGTCACGTTCCGCGTCCGGGACCTGCGCCGGCTGCTGGAGCGCGTCGCCCGGGACTCGCCCCTGATCCGTGACGGCGGCATGGACGGCATCCGCCTCTGGGCCTCGCTGTGCGCCGCCTTCCTCCCCGAGGACTTCCACGGCCCGCCGGAGGCCCCCTCGCCGTGCCGGGCGCTGCACGGCTCGCCGCAGAGGGTGGAGACGATGCGGGCGCGGGCCGAGGCCGGCCACGCCGTCCGCCACCCGGCCGACCGGACCGGGTGGGGCGTCCGGGACGAGGTGGCCGGCGAGACGGCCGACGCGCCGCGCCGCCAGGACGACCGGGAGCCGAAGTTGATCCGGCTGCCGCCGCCGGGGCCGGACGACGACGACGAGTTGCCGCCGGAGCCGCCCGCCCCGCCGCCGAAGGCGAGGCCCGCGAGGACGAAGCCCGTCAACCTCTGGCTGTGGAACCCCGACCAGTACGTCGGCGCGGGGCTGAAGCCGGGAGAGTTCACGTTCCGAGGGGCCCCCTGACGGTTCGACGCCGCGCCCCGGGGGGCGTTAGAGTGCCGCTTTCGGCGACACGTCCGGCGGCACCCCGGGGGCGAGAACAATGGCGACCGCGAAGCAGAAGAAGGCCAAGGCCAAGAAGACGCGGCTCAATCAGAAGGCCGTCAAGGAGCGGAAGTACCAGGCGGCCGTCCAGCGTGACGGCGGCAGCCGGCTGGCGAAGCGTGGCGGCGCGTCGGGCGGTGCGGGCGGCAACGGATGAGCCGCGGCCCGCTGGACGCCTTGAACGCCCTGCGGGCGCGGACCGACTCCGTGCTCGTCGGCCTGTCACGAGGCAAGGACTCGCTCGCCCTGCTCGACCTGTGCGTCGGCCGGTTCGCGCGGGTCGTCTGCTACCACATGCACCTCGTCCCCGGCCTGTCGTTCGTCGAGCCTTACCTCGACTTCTGCCGCCGCCGCTGGGGCGTCGAGGTCCGCGACGGGCCGCACTGGATGCTCTCGCGGATGCTCCGAGGCGGCACCTACCGGGCCGTCACGGCCGACGTGCCGCGCGTCGGCGTGCGGCACGTGGAGAGGCACCACAAGGTGACCGCCGGCGTGGCGTGGGTCGCGACCGGGCAGAAGGCGTGCGACAGCCTCCAGAGGCGGGGCATGGTGACGGCCCTGGAGCGGGCCCACGGTTCGCCGCTGGACCCGAAGGCCGGCGTGGCTTACCCGCTGTCGTTTTGGACCGATCGGCAGGTCACGACCTACTTGAAGGCCCGGAACGTCCCGCTGCCGGCCGACTACGCCGTCTTCGGCTCGTCGTACTCGTGCGACCTGGGCGGCCGGGCGATGGGCCTGATGAAGCGGCACTTCCCCGAGGACTTCGCGCGTGTCAAAGCCACGTTCCCGTTCGTCGAAGCCGCCGTCTTGCGCCACGAACTCGGCCGGGACGGCGACCGGGCCGGTGCCCGCCGGGTCGCCGCTGCACCGCCGCCAGGCTTTCGCCGTGGAGCGGTGGGAGCGGGGCCGGATCGAGCCGGCCCGTTATAACCCGCGGGTGCAGGACCGCAGCGCCCGGAAGAAGCTCCGCGAGAGCCTGGAGCGGGGCCTCGTCGAGCCGCTCGTCGTCAACCGGCGCAACGGCGTCCTCGTGAGCGGCCACCAGCGGCTCTCGATCCTCGACGAGGACGCGAAGGGCGAGCCGTACTCGCTCGACGTGTCGGTCGTGGACCTCGACGACGCGGCCGAGCGGGCGCTCAACGTCGCGATGAATAACCCGGCGTTGATGGGCAGTTACGACTTCGGCGGGCTCGAGAAGCTGATGGCCGAGGGGCTGGACGCGAAGGCCGCCGGGTTCGACGCGCTGGACCTGGCGGCCCTGTTCCCCGAGCAGGGGTTCGGCGTCCTGCTGGACCCGGAGAAGGACGCGGCGAAGGGCACCGTCGAGGAACTGAAGGAGTACAAGAAGAAGGCCAAGGAGCGGGGCAAGGGCGAGGACAACGCCGAGTTCTGGGTCACCTTCGTGGCGTCCGACGAGGCCGAGGTGCGCCGCTTCCTGGCCGCCGCCGGGCTGGACCCCGGCGAGCGGTTCCACGACGTCCGCAAGCTCGCCGACTTCTGCGGCGTCAGCCTGGACCCGCCGGCAGGATGAGTTCGTCGGGGATCTCGACGGGGAACAGGCCGAGGCGGCCCTTCATCGGGATCGGCTCGCGCAGCCGGCGGGGGTTCTCCAGCAGCCAGGCGTAGCCACCGCCTCCCGGCTCGATGCAACCGGTCACGTCCACGACGCCGATGACGGCCCCGCGCACGACCCCCTCCCGGGAGATGCCGGGGTAGCGGGCGAAGCCGGGGCGGGCCAGCGACCCGCCGGCGTGCAGGGCCAGCAGGCCGCGGTGCCGCGTGAGCCAGGAGCGGTACTCCTCTCGCTTCATGCCGAGGAGGATGGCCTCGACCCACGGCTGTTTGATCGACAGGCATTTCAGCTTCATCGGCGTCACTCCGTCGGCATCTCGTGGCACCACTTCAGCACCCGCTCCCAGCGCTTCGCGCCGGCGATCAGGGAGCGGACGTCGTCCTGCGTGAAGTTCGCCTCGCACTGGTGGCAGTGGAAGTCCCCGTCGGTCAGGACGAGGGATATGCTGGCGTCGGTGGACCCGCACAGCGGGCACGGCAGGGAAACGGATGGGATCGCGGGGGCGTCTTGCGGGGCGGTTTCGGCCGTCGTCATGGTCGTCTCCTTCGGGATGGGGGAAGTTTTCAAGACTCAGTGGCGATAATCGTCGCTCTCGTATCGACCCTTCGTCGAGTTCCAGTAGACGCGGCGGCCGTCGATGTAGAGGTAGCCGCAGCGCATTTCCCACGGGACGCCCAGTTCTGTCAGGGCCTCCTTGGCGAGCGTGTCCACGTTCTTCTCCCACACGTCGCCGCGATAGACGACGTGCCCGACGCGGCCGATGGCCCAGTCGCGGATCTGCTTCCACAGATAAGCCGTCTCGCGGCGACGCAGCATGTGCGGCACCGTCATTTCCCAGGCCATCCGTTCCGTGCCTTTCAGGTGCGTCGTGACCGTCGTCATGGCCGTCTCCTTGGATGGGCAAGGCCCGGGGCCGGTCGCGAGGCCGGCTTACGCTGGTCCGGGGATGGTGGTCAGTCTTCGAGGACGCAATCCCCCATGTCGGCCACCTCGTCCCGGGCCACGAGGACGGCCTCGATCACGTCGTTCATCGTCACCCCGGCCGGGAGGTGGCTCCCCTCGATGCCGAGCCACCGCCACATGTTGAAGCCGATGATCGCGTCCATCCGGGCCAGCGTCTCCGGGTCGTTCCGCAGCGTGTGCGTCTTCAACATGACGGAGATCCGCCGGCCGTAGGCGAAGAACTCCACGTCGCCGAACTGGCCGGCCTCGATCGTGTAGGTGATCGTCGCCTTCCGCGTCATCGTTGCCATGCTCGTCCCCTTTGCTTGGCCGCGTCTCGCCTTGTCTGGTCGAGTCTCTGTATCACAGCAAGGGTATACTAGCAGGTGGAATCCGCACGTCAATGTAGAATTCCTCAAATTATTTCGGGATTCCACATGATGAGGACGGAGCCGCAGGTATACAATGGTTCGGGTGCGGGCTGTTGTCGCGCGGAAAGGCGTCGTATCATGCCGGTTATGGCACGAAAAAAACCGAACAAGCCCGGCGAGCCCAAGGCCGACCGGCACGCGAACCGCCTCATCTCCTACCGGCCACCCCAGGCCGTGCGGTCCGCTATCGAAAGGCTGGCTGCCAGGGAGAGGCGGACGACGACGCAGATGTTGAACATCCTCGTCGAGGACGCTCTGGCGGCCCGAGGAGAGATCAAACTTCCGGGCGAGCCGCCGAAGGAGGATTGAGTCGATGAGCGGATACGTCTACCTGTTCCGGGCCGCGGGACGCCACAAGATCGGCGCGTCATCCCGGCCGGATGCCCGGTTCCGGGAGGTGACGGCGGGCGAGCCGGATGCGGCCGTCGTCCATCTCATCCCGTCCGAGCGGCCGTTCCTGATCGAAAGCTGCCTGAAGGGGGCGTTTGCCGACAAGCAGATCCGGGGCGAATGGTTCGACCTCGACGCCACGGACGTCGCCAGAATCCGGGCCATCGGGATGGCGGACGTGCTGGAAGACCTGCCGGCCGACATGAGGCCGGGGGAGCCGATATCCATCGACGGCAAGATCATGCGGCAACTGGCGGTCATCACCGCGGCGACGGGCCAGAGGGCGGAGGCGATTATATCGCCGATCCTCGAGCCGGCCGTGGCGAAGCTCTACGCGGAGGTGGTGAGGACGCTGGGGCAGGAGGTCGAGAAGTGACGCGATCCGATGCGCTGAAGATGCAGGCGAGGCTTTTCCCGGCGGCGAAGACGGTCTGTTCCGTCGAGCCGACGCTGCCGGAAATCGTGCTTTCCGTGAGGATGGCGATCAGCGGCGCGGCCGACCCGTGGCCGCGAGAGCAGTTGGCCGAGGTGCGGGAGATGTTGAAAGCGCGGCTGGAGACGTGGGCGGCGTCCGAAGACGACATCGATAAAGGCGTTCGGTCGATGGTCAGCGGCGTCGTGACGATGCTCGACGGGGAACTTTCGGGCGGCGATTCGGCCGTCTACGCGAACGGGCTGGACACGGCCGAAGCCGTCATCGAGAGACTGGCGAAGTGTGACGGCATCGCGGCCGATTGCGCCGTCATCGGCTGGAGGCAGGCGAAGTTGCTGCTCGCCCACATCGGCCGGGGGGACGCATGACCCGGAACGAGTGGCACTCGACGACCGACGTCCGCCGGATGCTGGGGTGGCTTTCGGGGCGTCGCCTCGACCCGGAGAGCGTCTCGACGCCCGCCGGCGAGTCCCGCATCGACAACCGGCAGTTGCGTCTGTTCGCCTGCTGCGTGACCAGGCGGATGGTCATGACGCACGGGCACGACCACATCGACCTCGTCGAGGACGCCATCGACGCCCTGGACGGGGCCGGCGACCGCTGGACGGCGTGGGTCGAGTGGTCGCGGCACCACAGCGAGATCGGCGGGTATTGGTGCGCCGCGGCGGACATCTGGAGCGGCGTCGAGGCCCTGGCTTCGGCGAACGAGAACGACGAGCTCCGCCGCCGCATGATGGCCGACGCGCTGCGGGACGTGGCGGGCGACCCGTTCCACGGCCCCGAGGCGGGCAGCGAATGCGATCCGTGCTGCGGGCGCGGCCGGTGGTCGGCGGGGCCCGGCGACGAGTTCGAGTGCCCGGATTGCGGCGGCGAGGGCCGCAGGTGGCCGGGCTGGGCCGGCGGGGACGTGCTGGCGGTCGCCGAGGCGTGCTACCGCGGCAGGGCCGACGACGGGACGCTCGACGAGTCCGCCTTCCTCGTCCTGGCCGACGCCTGCGAGGAGGGCGGGTGCGGCGACGAGTTCCTGCTCGAATCGCTCCGCGGCAACTTCTGGACGCCGAACGGGTGGGTCCGCAGGCGGTCGCCGCGGATGCGGTATCGCGGCTACTGGGCCCTGGACCTGCTCGCCCGCAAGAGGAGACACGCGGAAACGTGGGAACACCCGCTGTATGGCCGCCCGCCCACCAGCCCGTTGCCCAGGCGGCGGGGCCGTCCGCGCAAGAAGGAGGGGTGAGCGATGGGCGACGAGAACGCGGCCAAGCCGTACCGCTACAAGCTGACGCTCGAGGTGGAGGAGAACGGGGCCAAACGGTCGTTCTCCTCCTCCGACGGTTTCGCCCGCCAAGGCGAGATGTCCGGAGCCCTGGCGTGCGACATCGCCCGGATGTTCGGCATCCTTGACGATCCGCCGGCCGACGGCGAACTGGTCGGCGCGATGAATGACGATTACCGGTCATCGCCCTTGGCGTTCGTGGCCATGCTTCAAGAGAGGACATGGGCGGGCATCTGTAACTTTCACGAATGCGTCACGGTCGGGGTGGACGTGAGCAGGATGTGCGAGGGGGAGGGCGGCCTCGCCGGCGCGGCGAGACTCATGATCGGCCGGGCCCCCTTCGCGCGAGAGATCGGGGCCGGGGCGACGAAGGAGGGGTGAGCGATGACCGACGCCGAACTGGACGAGATCGAGGCCCGGCTGAAGGTGGTTTCTTTGCCGGCCGGCGACGGCCGGCCGGAGTGGTCCGAAATCGAGATCATGGACGCGGTCGTGCAGGCCCCGGTGGATGCCGTGGCCCTGCTCGCCGAGGTCCGCCGGCTGCGGGCGCTGTGCGACCGGATCGTCACCGACCGGGTCAACGACTCCGACCTCGCCCAGGAGGCCGTGCGGCGGGAGCGGGAGCGGGTCGCGAAGACGTACAGGTCGGGCGCGGAGGCTCTTGCCGCCTACGGAGCCGGCCCGTGCCAGTACGCGGACTGCGACGGGAGGCCGGCCACGGCGATGGCGGCCGGGATTCCGACCTTCACGGACGTCGGATTTTACTGCGAGGCGCACGCGAAGATGGCCGCGAACAACAACTTCCCGGAGTACATCGAGGCTTGCCCGAATTGTGGGTGCTGGTTCGGGGTCAACTGACAACGGGAGGGCTGCCCATGATCGCCGCCGAACGCGAGGGGCTGCTCCGCGACGTGCCGGAGGACCCGGCCGACGACGGGGCGCGGCTGCGGTTTGCGGACTGGTGCGAGGATGCGGGCCAGTACGACCGGGCGGAGTTCATCCGCCTCCAGATCGCCCTGTGGAACGCGGCCCGGGATTGCTCCTGCGGCAGGAACGACGGCGTCCATTTGCGGTCCGGCGGGCAGCACACGAACGGCGGGTGCGCGGCCGACAAGTTGCGATGGCCCCCGGGCGACGGCAGGACGCGGCAGGCGCGGATCGTCGAGCGTGAACTGCTCGACGCGAACGTCCGGTGGGCCGAGCCCGCCGCCAGGGCGTGTGGCATCGGCGGCGGGGCGCACGCCGATTACGGGCATTCGGGCGGCACGGGCGGCTTCCGCTGGGAGTGGCGTCGCGGCTTCCTCGATTCGATCAGCCTCCCCCTCGCCGCGTTCATGGCCGGCGGCTACGCCCTGCCCCGCCGGCTGTTCGCCGAGCACCCGATCACGGCCGTGACGCTGGTGGACCGGCAGGTCAACACGGCCGCCGACCCGCCGGGGTGGCTCGAAGCCCACCCGAACTGGCTGGACGGGCAGGGGTTGCTACGCCCCGGGGCGGGTCGGCACTGGCTCCCGGGGCGGCTGATCCCCCACGAGTGGAAGGTAAAGTACCGCAGCCGCCGGAAGAATGAAGCGTATTACGGCTTCGTGACGGAGGAGGCGGCCCTGATCGCCCTTTCCGACGCCTGCGTCTCGCTGGGCCGCTCGCTGGCGAAACTGCCCGCGTTGCCCCCGGGGCGTCCGGCGGGGTAGTTTCGGGGCTTCCGGGGGCCGGACAAAGGCACGGCGGCGGGGTCAAGGCAAGGGGTAAACGACATGGCGGGCGGCAGGGGCCGGAAGGTGACGCCGACGGAGGCGAGGGAGCACGAGCGGCGCGCGTGGGAACTCCGGTGCAAGGGGTGGACGTACCAGAGGATCGCGGCCGAGATCAAGGTGGACCAGTCGGCCGTCTGCAAGATCCTCCGCCGCACGAGCGACCGCGTCCTCGCCGAGTTGGGCGAGGACGTGAAGGCCCGCAAGGTCGAGCAGACGGCGCAGCTGGAGCACGTCGCCGACGAGTGCCTCCAGGCGTGGGAGCGGTCGAAGCAGGCGCACAAGCGGGTGCGGCAGACGAAGGCCGGGGGCGAGGGCGAGGCGACGGTCGTGCAGGAGGCGAGCGACCAGTGCGGGGACGTGGCCTACGTCGAGCAGTGGCGGGCGATCCAGGCGGACATCCGCAAAATCTGGGGGCTCGACGCCCCGACCAAGAGCGAACACTCCGGGCCGGGGGGCCTGCCCCTGGCGATCAGCTTCATCGAGGTGCCGCGTGACGACACTGACGGCCGGGCGACAGGCGGAACTGGTGGGCCTGTTGCGGGCGATCCTGGAGCGGCCGGGGGATGACGCCCTCCGGCTCGTGTTCGCGGGCTGGCACGAGGAGTTCGGCGACCCGGCGCGGGCGGAATTCATTCGCGACCACGTCCGCTGGGAGTCCGGCAGCGACGACTTCGACCTCCTCGACGCGAACATCGGCCGGTGGTGCCCGTGGTTCGCGCCGCACGACGAGGTCGGGTTCATGCGTGACTTCGGGGCAACGCACGGCACCAGCGAGCGCGGCATCAAGGTCGTCCACGCGGGCGGAGAGGAGGCGTGGTGGTCACGCGGGTTCATCTGGCGGGTCTGCCTGCCGCTCAAGACGTTCACGGCGGACGACTGCCGGTTCATCGGCCGAATCTTCGCCGAGCACCCCGTCACGGCCGTGACGCTGACGGGCCGCCACCCGAACGGGTCCGGCGGGATGCGGCGGTGGTGGTCGCTGGCGACGTCCGACGACGGCCCCGTGACCAACTCGTGGTGGCTGACGTCCCGCCTGTTCGGGCGGCTGAAGTACGACGCGGCATCCGTCCAGCACCCGGAGGTGAACCGATCGTACGCGACGGAGGCGGACGCCTACGCCGCCCTCTCCCGGGCGTGCGTCGATCTGGGCCGCGAACTGGCCGAACTGCCGCCGCTGGCGTGGCCCGGGGAGGCGTCATGACCGGCCCGGGGCGTTGCGTGGCGGCCCTGCTGGCCCTGTGGGCGGCCAGGGCGGACAAAGGGAGCGAGGCGGAGAAGAGGGCCAAGCGATGAGCGTCGGCCGCGCGAACGCCCCGGAACTGGTGCGGACGATTCAGCGGCCGGACGGCAGCGTCGGCCTGAGTTATTCTTTCCACCCGAAGCAGGCGCGGGCGTGGCACTCGAAGAAGCGGGTGGTGGCCGTAATCGCGGGCGCGCGTGCGGGAAAAACGGTTTTGGGCCCACTTTGGCTTCACCGGGAGATGTTGGCCAAGGGGCCGGGCGACTACCTGATCGTCGCCCCGTCGTACCCGCTGCTCGACAAGGCGGCCCAGCCCGAGATCCAGCGGTTCTTCGGCACGCTCCTGGGCCTCGGCAAGATGGTCGGCGGCCGGTCCTCGCAGTTCCGCTTCAGCGAGGCCGGGGCGAAGGCCCTGTGGGGCGTCGCCCCGGCCCAGCCGGCCCGCATCCTGTTCGCCCACGCGGCCAACCCCGAGGGGCTGGAGGCCATGAGCGCCAAGGCGGCGTGGCTGGACGAGGCCGGGCAGGCGGCGTTCAAGCTGGCCAGCTACGAGGCCGTCCAGCAGCGCCTCAGCCTCGACCGCGGGCGGTGCCTGATCACGACCAAGCCGTTCAACCTCGGCTGGCTGCACGGCAAGATTTACCAGCCGTGGGAGGTCGCGAAGAAGAACGGCGGCGACCACCCGGACATCGACTGCTTCAACTACGGCAGCGCGGACAACCCGATCTTCCCGCCGGAGGAGTTGGCCCGGGTGCGGGCGACTTTGCCGGCGTGGAAGTACATGATGCACTACGAGGGCAAGTTCGGCCGCCCCGCCGGCCTCATCTACGGCGACTTCGACCCGGCCACGATGATCGTGGACCCGTTCCCGGTGCCCGACTCGTGGCCGCGCTTCGGCGGGCTGGACTTCGGCGGGGTGAACACGGCGGCGGTGATGGCGGCGAAGAACCCAAACCCGCCCGGCGGCCACGAAGAATACATCGCCTACCGCGAGTACCACCAGGGCGGGCTGACGGCCGAGGGGCACGCCAAGGCGATGGCGGCCGGCCAGCCGAAGTTCCGGCTGTGGGTCGGCGGGTCGAAGTCGGAGGGCCAGTGGCGCATGGAGTTCACCAAAGGCGGGATGCACGTCCTGCCGCCCCCGATCTCCGACGTCGAGGTCGGCATCGACAGGGTCCGGGCGATGTTCAAGCTCGGCAAACTCAAGATCATGCGGAACTGCGAACACCTGATCGACGAGTTGCAGACGTACTCGCGGGAGGTGGACGAGCAGGGCGAGCCGACGGAGGCGATCCAGGACAAGGCAGGTTATCACCGCGCGGACGCCCTCAGATATTTGTGTACGCGGCTGCACGGGGGCGGCGAGGTGCGGGTCGGGGTGCTGTAGGAGGGGCGGGGATGAGCGATGCCGAAATGATGGCGGAACTGGCCGCGATGCTGGGCCAGCGCGGCGTCGATGCCGCCAAGGCGGTGGCCGAGAGGGTCGCGGCGATGAAGAAGGCCGAGGCGTTGCGGCACGTCGCCGCGGCGATGGGCGACGCCATCGCCTGCCCGGACGACGCGGCCCGCGTCAAGATGCTGAAGGGGATGGCGGCCGTCTGCTCGCGGGCGGCCGGCGTTGGCCGGGGCCAAGAGGAGGGCGACGTGAAGCCGACGAAGGACGACCTCGCCCGCGACCTGCTCGCAGACCTGAAAGCCATCGATGACTTGAAGATCGTCCACCCGGGGCTGGAGTGGTTTGTCAACCCGCGGACCGAGGAGGTTTGCCACGGCGACCCGGACGACGACGGGGACAATTACCCGCTCGACGACCCGGGTGAGATGAAGTTCCTGGCGCTGGCCCTGATGTCGTTCCGGCCCGCCGTGGCCAGGGCGTTGGCGGCCGAGGCCGAAGCGAGGTTGCTCCGCGAGGCGGCGAAGTGGGCGGCCGGGTTCATCCGCTGCAACTTCCTCCGCCATGCCGATTACCCGGACTACCACAACCTCGCGGCGCTGGCGGAAGGCGGCGAGATGCACGGCCCGTTCAACATGATGCGGATCCGGGCAGAGGTGGCCGAGGCGTTGCTGGAGAGGCTGGTGGCGGCTCACGACGGGGCGGCCGGTGAGAGCGTCTACGCCATCACGGACGAGGCCCGCGAACTGCTGGGAGGCAAGCCATGAACGACACGCTGGGCGGTTGGCTGGCGGGGCAATCGGCCCGGAGCCGGGCGGGCGAAGCCATGACGCCCCCCGAATCCGGCTGGCTCGATTGGGTCAGTTCCAACGTTATCGCCGGGAACTACGACGCCGCCACGGGCGTCCTCTGGGTGAAATTCGGGGATAACAAATCGGGCCGCCCGCGTCCCGTCACGCACTACCGCTACGAAGGCGTCCCGCCCGAGGCGTGGGAGGCGTTGAAGGCGGCCGACAGCAAGGGCGAGGCGCACGCCCGGATTATCAAGCGCGGCGGGTATGACTATCGCGGCCCGTTCTGACGCTTTGACGCCCCGCCCCGCCCCGTGCGACACTCCCCCGCATGAGCAGGGGCGGACGCTGGAGCGGGGCGGATTACGCGGCGGTCGAGGCGGCGCGGGAGCAGACGCGCCCGGGCCGGCGTGCGATGGCCCACGCCCTGCGCAGCCGCGCGCCGGGGGCCCCGACCGACAACCGGCTCGAGCAGAGCCGCCACGTCAACGGCGTCGCCCACGTCGCCATCAAGGTCCTGGGCGACCAGGCGGCCGCCTGTGAGGCCCACGCCTACAAACTCAAGCCCGGGGCGAAGGACGGCGGCGACCAGGACGCCCGCGACCCCCTGCCCTACGACCACCCGCTCAACAAGATCCTGCGCCGGCCCAACGGCAAGGAGACGGGCGGGATGCTCCGCCGCCGGGCGGTGCAGCAGATTTGCCTGACCGGGACGGCGCTGACGTGGTGTTTGTCGCTCACCAACGGCCTGCCGGGCGAACTGTGGACGATCCCGACCGGCACGGCCCAGCCGGTGCCGCCGTCGCCCGTCCACCCCGAGGGCGCGTACCGGGTCACGCCGTACATGGCCTACGGCCCGTTCGCCACGACGCCCTCCCTTCTGGGGGCCGGGGGCTGCGTGATCCCGTCCGAGGAGGTGCTGCGGGTGGACCTGCCGCACCCGCTCGTGCAGTACGACGCCCTGTCCCCGCTCACCGCCTGCGCGCTGCAGCTGGACGCCCTGGAGAGCGTCGATAAGTCCCGCTGGTACGGCATGAAGCAGTCCATGCGGCCGAGTGCGGCGTTCGAGGTAAACCAGGACGCCAACTTCCCGGACGACGCCGAGATGGCCCGCATGAAGGCCGCGATCTCGGGCGAGTATTCGGGCGAGCACAACGTCGGCCGGGCGGTCGTGCTGTCGGCCGGGCTCAAACTCGTGCCGTGGTCCGGGGACCACTCCGGGATGGGCTGGGAGACGAGTTGGGGCCAGTTGGCCGACTTCGTCCTGTCCGTTTTCGGCACCACGAAGACGCTGGCTTTCATGTCCGAGGCGAGCAGCTACGCCGCCCTGTACGCCGCGCTCCAGCAGTTCAATTTGTTCTCGCTGTGCCCGCTGCTGAACCTCCTGGCGGACGCCGCGAACGTGCAGATGGTGTGGCCGCGGTTCGGGGACGACCACTTCATCGAGTACGTCCCGCGCAAGATCAACGACGAGGACATGGAGGAGCGCCGGCTGACGCTCGACACGGGCATCGGCCTGCGGACGATCAACGAGATCCGCACGAAGCGCGGCCTGCCGACGGTGCCGTGGGGCGACACCCGGGCGTTCCCCGGGAACGTCCAGCAGGCCGACCGCGGCAACCTCGCGGACACGGACGCGGGCAACGACCTGATCGACAACGGCCCCTCGGGCGGGGCCGGCGGCAAGACGCCGCGCAAGGAGTCGGCCGAGCAGGCGGACGCCCGCCCGGCCAACCGCCAGGGCGGCGGCAGCCTGCCGGGCCGGATGGCCGGGCTGAACGGGCACGCGAACGGGAAGGGGTGAGTTGGTGGAGCCGACCAGGCAGACCGTGATCGAGGACCTGCCGCACGTCGCGAAATTCATCGCGGCGCTCGTGCCGACGATGGGCGAGTGTACGCTCGCCGACGTGTCCAACATGCTCAAGGCGGCGCAGGCGAACGAGGCCACGCTGGCCCTCGTCGCCTCCGCCGTGCTGTCCGCCCCGTCCCAGCCGCAGGAGGCCCGACGCCGTGCCTGACGTCCGCGTCATCGAGGGCGATTGCCTCGCCGTGCTGCCGACGCTGTCCGGCATCGACTGCGTCATCACGGACCCGCCCTACGGCGTCGGGATGGGCGTCGGCAAGGATAGGCGGGGCGGCTCGCCGGCCAAGCGGCACGGGCTGGCCAAGGGCGCGTACCTGTCCGGCTCCGACACGCGGGAAGAATACCTCGCCTGCGTTCCGCCAGCCTTGCAGGCGTGCCTTTCGCTCGCCGCGAGGATGGCCGTGTTCGTCGGGCCGCACGTCTGGGATCTACCTCCGGCCGACGCGGTCGGCGGCGTCTACTGCCCGTCGGCCGTGGGCCGGAACCGTTGGGGCTTCAAAAACTTCCTGCCGGTCTTGCTGTACGGCTCCGCCCCCGACCTCCACAAAGGGGCCAAGGAGCCGACGGCGATCCGCAGCACGGAGCGGGCCGAGAAGAACGGCCACCCGTGCGCCAAGCCGCTGGCCTGGATGCGATGGCTCGTTCGCCTCGTCAGCCGGCCCGGCGAAACCGTCCTCGACCCGTTCGCCGGGAGCGGCACGACGGGCCTCGCCTGCCTGCTCGAAGGCCGCAGCGCCGTCCTGATCGAACGCGAGCCGAAGTACGTCGAGATCATCCGCCGCCGGTTGGCCGAGGCGAAGGGGCCGCTGTTCGAGGAGTCCGCCCGTGCCTGACATCGCCGCCCCGACGCTGTACGTCCCCTCCGGGAAGCCGGACCGGCCGAAGACGGACCCCGGGCGGATGTCCGCCCGCGCCGTCCTGGCGACGGAGGGGCGCGACCGCCAGGGCGACGTGATCGTGGTGGCCGGCATCGACCTGTCCGCGCACCGCAACAACCCGGTCGCGATGGTCGATCACGGGAAGTGGCACCCGCTGCCGATCGGCGTCACGCGTACGCCCGACGGGGCGTACACGGTCGAGTTCGACGCCGCCCTGAACGTTCTGTGGCAGGAGACTTACTTCAGCCAACGCTCGCAGGTCGCCGAGCAGGTGTTCGCGCTCATCGACGAAGGCGTGCTGTGCGGCAACTCCGTCGGGCTGCGGCCGATCGAGGTCGCACAGCTGGAGGCGGACCCGGAGCGGGGTTTCCACCTCGACCGCAGGACCGGCAGCGCCGGGCGGCTCGTGCTCCGCAGCGAGTTGGCCGAGCCGTCGTGGTGCGCGATCCCGGTGAACGGGGACGCCGCCCACGCCGCCGTCACGAAGTCCTGGGCCGGCCGGCCGCTCGACGGCGGGCTCGTGCTCGCCCTGACGCCCTACCTGCCCGAGGCGAAGGAGTGGGCCAACGGCTGGGCGTTCCTGAAGGCGTGGGAGCCGGCCGAGGCCCCGACGCCGCCGATCGAGCCGGCCGCCCCGGAGCCGGGCCCGTGGGCGTATATTAAATCATGGGACGAGTCGAAGCACCCGAGGGCGGCGGACGGCAAGTTCGGCCGCGGAGAACGAGAGAATGCCGGAGCGAGTCAAACAAATCCGGATGAGCGTCAAATCGGCCAAGCAAGTGGTGCGACTGGCGGAATTGATGGTGGAGCAAGGGAAATCGCCGGAAGAGGCGTGGGCATCGGCGGCGAACGTGGCGGCGGCTCTGGCGCTGCCGGCGGAGTGGGCTCGTCTGTCACGGGCGGCGTTTCTGACGGACCAGCGACGGAACTCGAATCGCAATTAACCGAAAGCGAAATGGCAGCGATCCGCAAATATCGCGGGGTCTTCGGGACGCACGCCAACTCTTCCATTCAAAAATATCTTTCCGGCGAAGCCAGCGACGAGGATCGTAAAACGATCGAAGCCCTCGACGGCGCTATCGGAAAGAGCCGACTGTCTCGACCGGCAGTTGTTTATCGCGGGATGAGGACCGACCCCTTTACGCCGAACGGAATCGCCCCCCGGATCGGCGACGAGTTCGCCTACAACGCATTCCTAAGCACCAGCGAAAAACAGGCCGCGGCGGAAACATTCGGAAAAACACCGTTGCTAAAAATATCGGCCCCGGCCGGGGCCGAGGCCCTTCATATCGACGCTGCCACCGGCGACAATTTCGAGAGCGAATTTCTTTTTCCGAGGCATTCGATTCTGAGGATTGACGCAATTCATAACAGTCCGGATGGGCGAGTCTACGAGGCAAGCATCTTAGGCAAAAGCAACAGAGTGATTTTTCCAAAACGGATGGGCAGAAAAAAAGCCGAAGACGCCGCAAAAATGGCGAAATTGCTGGATGAGCCGATCCCCGACGAGGTGCTGGCTGATTACCCGGACCTGTCGCAGGTTTACAAGTCGCTGCTGCCAGCCCATGCCGCCCTCGCGCCGGGCCCGTGGGCGTTCCTGGCGTCCTGGGAGGCCCCGCCGCCGCCCGCCGCCACGCCGGACCCCGCCCCGGGTTGACGCCGCGCCGGGCCGGGCCGCATCATCGCTTGCACACGACTCACGGGGGGCTGCCAGTGGCCGACAGCGAGAAGAAGGACCAGCCGGTCGAGCCGGCCAACTCCGCGATCGCCCGCGGCGCTTACCGCGTCCTGGCGAAGGCGCTGCGGTCGTTCCGGAAGGCCGTCGCCGGGGCCGACCACCCGGAGTTCTCGAAGTTCGCGGGCGAGACGTGCGACGGCATGGCGAAGGCGTGCGGCGTGATGCGCAAGATGCAGGGCAAAATGAGCAAGGACCACCCGCTCGACGACGACGACACGCTCGCCAAGGCGTTCGACGACGAGGACGCCCGCTACGAGAAGTGGCTCTCGACGAGCCAGGTCGAGCACGAGGACGACGGCACGAAGGGCGACCCGGCGGCGACGCACGTCGGCAAGTCCGAGGCGGCCGGGAAGCTGGAGATCGACTCCGACGCCGACGACGCCGTCGCGAAGTCGCTGCTGGCGATGATCCAGGCGCAGAACGAGCGGCTCGATCTGCTTTTGAAGTGACCGCGGGGCGGGGATGGCGGCACCGCCGCCGGGGGGAACTGAGATGGCGACCGCAGGATCGGCACCGGCGAAAGAGGCGACGCTCGAGGAGCGGGTCGGGGCGGCGCTCAAGGCCACCCAGGACAAGCTCGACGCCTTCATCGAGAAGTCCAGCGCGAAGCCGCAACTCGTGACCGGGGCCGTGCCGGCGCACGCCCCGGCCGTCCGGCGCGGCGAGAACACGCTCACCAGCCGCGGCTTCCAGTTCACGCGCCTGTTCGGCGCGCTGACGAAGTCCATCCCGTGGGAGGAGGCGACGGTCGAGAAGTCCGTGGTGGACGGGATCGACAAACTCACCCGCCAGAACCGGGACATGCCGCAGGTTTCGCCGGGCTACGTCTCCGCCCCGATGGGCACGGAACTGCTGTTCGACGTCCACTACGGGCGGGAGAAACTTGCGGAGTACCGCGACCTGCTGAAGGCCGGCGTCCACGGGGCCGACCCGGACGAGATGGGCTGGCTGATGCGCAAGGCCGTCACCGGCGGCCAGAGTTACCTCGACGCCACCGCCGGCGGCTCGCTCGTCGGCCCGCCCGTTTACGGCGAGCCGATCGAACTGCTCCGCAACAAGGCGGCCCTGATCGCCGCCGGGTCCACCGTCGTGGCGCTGCCGCCGCAGGGCATCGTCTACCCGCGGATCACCTCCGCGACGACCGGCTACTGGCTGGGCGAGAAGGAGGCCGCGACGGCCTCGACGTTCGGGACCGGCACGATGGCCCTGCGGCCCAAGAAGGCCGTGGCCTTCCTGCTCCTGCCCAACGAGTTGCTGCGATATCAGAGCGTGTCGAGCGAGGCCGTGGCCCGCAACGACATGATGCAGACGCTGTCCCTGCTGTTGGACTTCGCCGGCATCGCCGGGACCGGCGGCGAGAAGCAGCCGCTGGGCATCCTCGGCACCACCGGCTGCGTGGCCGTCACGCCGACCACGGTCGCGACCGACGGCAACACCGCCAGCCCGCAGGACTTCTACGAGTTCCAGTCGCAGACGGCGGAGAACAACGCCCCGGACTTCACCGGGTACGTCATGCGGCCGACCTACCTGGCCAAGCTCGTGGAGGCCCGCAGCAGCGTCTACAACGGCTCGACGACGGCCCAGCAGGGGCAGTTCCTATTCGACCAGATGCGTTCGCTCGGCCAGGGCTTCGGGCCGCAGTTGTGCGGCAAGCCGGTCACGGCCAGCGCCAACGTCCCCAAGAACCGCGTCAAGGGGTCGGGCACGACGCTCACCACCGTGCTCGGCGGCTACTGGCCGGACGTGTACATCGGCATGTTGGGCACGCTGGAGTTCGCGACCACGGCCGAAGGCTACCAGCTTCTCCAGCAGGACATGACGGCGATCCGGGCCATCCTGACGTGCGACGTCGGGGTCCGGCACCCCGGGGCGATCGCCTTCATGGACAACCTGCTGACGTCGATCGGGGCGTGACCCGCCCCGCGCGGCCCGGGGGCGCGGCTCTCGCCCCCGGGCCGACCCAGGACACGAACGACATCACCGGCCCGGGAGGGCCTTCCAGCGAAAGGGGCGACCCGTGTACGCGACCGACCTAGCCAACGAACTCGTCAGCGGCTGCTCGCGGACGCCGTTCGCGATCACCACGAACACCGACTCGACCGGGGCGGCCGTCGCCCTGGCGAACAACTCCGTCCTGTCCATCGCCATCCTCGACGTGGGCACCGTCAGCGGCACGAACCCGACGATGGACCTGAAGATCCAGTCGAACACCACCTCCGCGACGACCGGGTTCACGGACGTCACCGGGGCGACGTTCACCCAGGTGACGACCTCGCAGCAGCGGCAGATCATCACCTTCCAGCTGCCCTCGGGCCACTCCTACGCCCGCGTCACCGGCACGGTCGGGGCCACCAACCCCAACTTCGCCACCTGCGTCTCGATCTTCAGCACGAAGAAGAGCGTGGCGGCGTCGGGCAAGGAAGCCGGTTATGACCGAAGTCCGAGCACCTGATACTTTGTTCTACCAGCGCGAAGGGCCGGGGGAGGCGACTCCGCCGGCCCGAGCCGTTTGGACCCGCCCCTTGCCGCGGGGGTATACTTCGGTCTGGAGCGATTCGCCCGTACACCGGAGCCGCGGGACCCTTGAAAATCCTCTTGGCGAGAATGACGCACCTGGGCTGGGAGCGTGCCGAACTGGGCAGCACGGCCGCCCTGTGGGCCGCGAAGGCCACGGGCTGGCCGCACGTCGAGGAGATGCTGCACGTCGCGATCGACGCCTGCCCCACCCCGGTGGCGCGCAACCGCGTCGTCGAGTTGGCGCGGGCCAACCACTGCGACGTCATCGTCTGCGTGGACGCCGACACCCGGCCGCACCCGGACTTCCTGGAGGCGGCCCTCGAGGAACTGAGGGCCGGCGGCCCGAAGGTCGTCGTCAGCCCCTACGTCTGCGCGGGCGACCTGAACCGCGTCCAGGTGTTCCGGTGGTCCACGAACGAGGACGCTACGGGCAACGAGCGGCTGGGCCGCTTCGCCCACGTCTCCCGGGACGAGGCCGCGCGGCTGTCCGGCCGGGAGGAGGTGGCCTGCGCCGGCACCGGGGCGTTCGCCTGCCACACGGCGGCCTTCGACAAGATCAAGGCCCCGTACTTCGACTACGAGTACGGCGAGGAGAACCGGACGACCGTGGTCAGCACGGAGGACGTCCGCTGCTTCCGCGACCTGTCCCTGGCGGGCGTGCCGATCGTGTGCCTGTGGTCGCACTGGGCCGACCACTTCAAGACGATGGCGTTGAGCCGGCCGGCCGTGCTGACCGCCGGGGACGTGGCGGAGCGGACGCGGCGGCTGCTGCTGGACGAGGCGACGCTGCCGAAGATCAAGGTGCCCCAGCCGGTCGTGGACTTCCCGGCCGGCGGCCGCCACGGGGGCAACGGCAAGGCCCCGCCGCGGGCCAGGGGGACGCGCAAATGAGCATCTCGACCGTCGCGCGACTGAAGAGCCGGATGGGCATCCCGGCGTCCGTGACGGCCGAGGACGCCGAACTGGGCGTCCTGCTCGAGCAGGTCGAGGCCGCGTGCGAGTCGTCGCTCAATCGGAAGTTGGCCCAGGCCATTCACACGCAGGTCCTGGACGGCTCCGGGACCCAGTGGCTGTGGCTGACCCACGCCCCCGTCACCGTCGTCGGGTGTTACGCCGCCACGACGCTCGACTCCGCCGTGGTGACCGTCCCGGCGGCCGACGCGGCCCACCTCGTGGCCGGGATGCCGGCGTACGGCACGGGCATCCCCGCCGGGGCCACCGTCGCCTCCACGAGCGGCACGAGCGTGACGCTGTCGGCGGTCGCGACGGCGACGTCCTCCGCGGCGTGGTGCGTGTTCGGGATCGAGGTCCGCGAAGATCAGACGGGGATGGCGGCCGGCGGGCTGGCGGAGGGCTACCTCGGCACGGCCTCCATCCTCGCCCCCGGGGCCGACTACGCCCCGCGGCTGGACGACCCGCTGGGCGACGGCCGCCGCAGCGCGTCGGGGCTGGTCGAGCGGCTGAACGTCTTCTGGCCGCGGATGCGGTCGCGCCAGCCGGCCGGGGTGACGGCCGGCAACCTCGCCGCCTCCAGCCTGGCGGCGGGCTACTACGGGCCGCCGTCGGGACGCGGGTGCGTCAAGGTGACGTACTGCGGCGGGTTCGCCACCATCCCGGCGGAGATCGAGTTGGCCGTCCTGGAGGCCGCCGCCCTGGCGCGGACGGCCGCCAAGGAAGGGCGGCTCCTGAGCGGCGAGTCCTGGCAGGGTTACAGCTACAGCACGAGCCCGCTGGCCGCCAACGCCGCGTGGCTGGGCTACTTCGGCGGGCCGGGCGGCAAGACGCTGGCGCGGCACAGGAGGATCGTGATATGAGCAGGAAGGCTTACTTCGTCACGCAGGTTGCCGGGGCCGCGGCCCTGACGCCCGAGGACGAGGAGAGGTTGCGGGCCCAGGTCCGCGAGCAGATGCGGCAGGCGGTGCCGGTCGTGATCCTGCCCGTCGGCCGGGGCGTCGTCGAGGTCGAGGCGTGCGAGCCGGCCCCGGAGCCGGCAGCCAAGCCGAAGAAGGGGTGAGCCGTGATCAACTCCGCCCGCGTCCGCGACCTGTGGCGGCGACTGTGCCCTTCGGCGGCCCCGGCGACGTACCGCGTCCGCGGCACGCCGAAGGACGAGGGCGGCTGGAACTACACGGACTACGCCCTGACGCACGTCGCCCGCGAGACGCTGGAGCGCTACCAGCCGGCCGGCGGGGCCGAGGCGACGGCCGACCGGGCCAAGCTCCAGGTGTGGGCCGACGACCTGGCGGCCGTGTCCGCCCCCGCCCCGAAGCGGCACGACCTGATCGTCCAGGGCGGCGTGACGTACGAGATCGACCGCGTCGGGGACTACCTGTTCGACGCCGTTTACATCGTGTTCGGCACGAAGGCCGGGCCGGGGGACGCACCGTAAAGGGGGAAGAATGAAGCGAGCCGTGGTTTACGTCGCCGGGCCGATCAGCAAGGGCGACCTCGCCGGGAACGTCCTCAAGGCGCACGAGGCCGGGATGGCCCTGTTGAAGGCCGGGCTGTCGCCCATCGTCCCGCACGGGAACTGCTTCTGGGGCAACAAGGTCGGCTTCGTCGGCCGCGAGGCGTGCTTCGCCCCGGAGGTCCTGCCCGCCGGGACCGTCATCGAGGACTGGTATTTGGCCGACCTGCCGATCGTGCGACGCTGCGACGCCGTCCTCCGCCTCCCCGGCGAGTCCACCGGGGCCGACCTCGAGGTCGCGGAGGCGGTCGCCGCCGGCATCCCCGTGTTCGGCACCGTCGCGCAGGTGGCTGCATGGGCCGCGGAGGAGGGCCCGTGAGCACGCACTGGACGCTCCTGACGAGCGGCAAGGCGGCCCTGGAGTCGGCCCTCGCCGGGCTGGGGTCGTTGAGCGGCAAGACGTACGCCGTGAAGATCAAGAAGCGGCCCCACTTCGACCGGGATCGGGACACGGACGCGAAGGACCTGCTCGTCGTCCTGTCGCCGCAGGACGAAACCGTCGCCGGGGCGGTGTTCGACAACGCCGTCCTGATCGGCTACCCGGTCCTCGCCACGGCCTTCGTCCCGGGCCGCCAGACGCTCACCGACGCGGTCGCCGTGCAACTGCTGCTGGGCGTCCGCGAGGCGTGCCGGCTGGCCCTGCACCGGCCGACGCTGGCGGCCGTCCCGGGCGTGTACGGGTGCGAGTACGAGGGCGGGCCGGTGTACGACGCCGGGGACACGTCCGACCTGTGGGACCTGTCCCGGCAGCGCTTCGTCTACTCCGTGAAGGGGGCCCGGCAGTCGTGACGAACGAAGTCCGCGTCATCGAAGGCGACTGCCTCAAGATCCTGCCGACGCTGGAGGCCGGGTCGTTCGACGCGGTGATCACGGACCCGCCGTACGGGCTCTCGTTCATGGGCAATGATTGGGACCACGGCGTCCCGGGCGTCCCGTTCTGGTCTGCGGCCATGGCGACGCTCAAGCCGGGCGGCTGCCTGCTGGCGTTCGGCGGGACCCGCACCTATCACCGCCTCGCCTGCGCCATCGAGGACGCCGGCTTCGAGATCCGCGACTGCTTGCTCTGGCTGTACGGCACTGGCTTTCCCAAAGGGCGAGGCTGCCTCAAACCGGCCTACGAAATAATCATCCTCGCCAAGCGGCCTCTTAACGCTGACGATGAGTATAATTCAATACTCGCGAACCTATCAGTGTTGGAGAGTCATTTATGGTGCCTGTGTTATGCGGACATTGCCGCAAAGAGTTCCAGCAGCACCCAAGTCGGGCGAGACGGCGGACGCAGTTCTGCTCTGCCGAGTGCCGACGAGACGCTAACTTTGTTGGGCGGTTTGTCCGCTCAGATGGGTACGTCTCAGTTTGTGTCGGCGGCAAGTACCTGCTTGAACATCGTGTCATCATGGAAAGCCATCTGGGAAGAAGCCTCGCAACCGCTGAACACGTCCACCACAAGAGCGGCGATAAGTCCGACAACCGATTGGAGAACCTTGAAGTCCTGTCTGTCGGGGATCACGCTTCCCTCCATCATCCGGGCCGAATTAGAAGCACCTGGATCGCTGTTGCGTGCGTTGTCTGCGGCGCGGTATTTCAACGCCGTGTGCGCGAGCATCAACGCCACCCTAGAGCTTTCTGCTCTCGAAAGTGCTACATCGCCGGGGCACATCTCACGCCTGGGCGCGGACGCGCCGGAGCGTAGCCCGGCCTACGAGCCGATCATCCTGGCCCGTAAACCGGGGCCGAAGGTGTTGCCGCTGGGGATCGACGAGTGCCGTGTGCCGACGAGTAGCGAGGACGCGGAGAAGATCAAGCGGGGCGTCGAGGCGATGGCCGCGAGCAGTAGGAAGCGGAAGGGGCACGACGGATGGCACCGCCCTTGGCAGGACGATGACGACCTGTTGCGAGAGAGGACGACGCAATCAGTCGAGGCTGCCGTAGCCCTCGGCCGCTACCCCGCCAACGTCCTGCACGATGGCAGCGAGGAAGTGTTGGAGGCGTTCGCTGCGTTCGGGGAGAAGCCCGGCGCGGTCAGCAATGGAAGCAAGACGAAAGAGGGCCATTGCGGCACCGGAACATTCAAGATACACGCTCGGCCACAAACGCCGGGGCGAGGCGACAGCGGCACTGCTGCCCGATTTTTTTATTGCGCTAAAGCGAGCAAGTCGGAACGCGGCGAGGACAACAATCACCCGACCGTGAAGCCGCTGGAATTGCTCAAGTGGCTCGTGCGGCTCGCCTGTCCGCCAGGCGGCACCGCCCTCGACCCGTTCGCCGGCTCGGGCACGACGGGCGTTGCCGCACGCCTGGAAGGCCGCAACGCCGTCCTGATCGAGCAGAGCCCCGAATACTGCGACATCATCCGCCGGAGGCTGGGCGAGCCGACGCTGGCCGCCACCGACTTCGGCCCGCTGTTCGCGCAGCCCGCCCCGCTTTGACGCCGCGCGGCCGCGGGGGCGATGATGCCCCGCAGTCGCGAACGTCACGCCGGGGGCAGCCTCCATGCCGACCACACTCCTCAAGCGCGGGAACCTGAACGCTTCCTTCGACTTCACGCACACCAAGGCCGCGGCCGCGCCGTTCGCCGCGCAGGAGGCCCCGGCGCAGGTGGCGTTCTCGCTGACCGGCGACACGTCCGACCTGACGTTCGCACACACCCCGGTGGCGTTCACCCTCGCCGGCGGGGCGACCACGTCCGTGGACCTGTTCACCACCCTGACGAACCGGCTGGGTTCGACCGCCCAGTCCTGCACGAAACTCCGCATGTTCGCCTTCGCTACCACCGGCGCGCCGACCACGGCCAGCCTGCGGATCGAGCCCGGGGCCAGCAACCCGGCCCCGATCGGCCTGTCGAGCAGCGGCACGACGGAGACGCCGCGGCTGGAGTTCGAGGCCGGCGGCGGGCACGCGATCCTCTTCGGCAAGAACCAGACGCTCTCGACGACGGCGAAGAACGTGAAGCTGTCCAACCCCGGCTCGACGGTGATCACGGTCACGTCCGGCTGGCTGCTCGGCGGCGGCTCGCTGACCGACTGAGTCCCGACCTCTAACCGGCCCGGGGAGGGCGTGAATCATGGCAGTCGCGGGTCCGTTCAGCGGGAAATCGGGGTACGTCACCGTCGGCGGGACGGAGTACTCGTTCGGCGCGTGGAGCATCGACGGGGAGACGGACGCCCCCGACGTCGAGGTCTTCACGGACGGCGGCTTCGACGACAACATCCAGGGCCGCAGCCGGGCGAAACTGACGCTGGAGGCCCCGGCCACCAGCGCCCTGCCGCTGCTCTCGGGGACGAGCTACGAGTTCGTCCTGGGCATCGGCGACAACGGCTCCGACCCGGCGCTGGAGATCCCCGTGACGGCCCGCGTCACCGGCTACGGGGTGAAGGTCAAGGCGGGCGAGAAGAACAGCCCGTCGATGATCGAGTACAAGGCCAAGGTCCGCGGCACGTTCGCCCTGGGCATCGGATCGTGAGGTGACGGGTGAGCGTGTCCAGCGCATTGGGGGCGGCGGCGGCCGGGATCGAACTGAAGCTGGACGACGGCCGGACGCTCGTCGCCCGGCCGATCACGCAGCGCCTCAAGTCGGCCGTCGAGCGGGTCTACCAGGGCCGCGCCCGGCGGGCCGTGTGCGCGCTGGAGAAGGAAGTCTCCCCGGAGGCGTTCCGCCGCGAACTGCGCGAACTGGGGGAGCGGATCGAGGCCGGCGAGTACGGCTTCGTCAAACTGCTGCCGCGGCTGGAGACGCCCGACGGGGCGGTCGTGCTGGCGTCCATCGTGTTCGACACGGACGAGGACACGGCCCTGGCCCTGTTCCTCGGCCCCAAGGCGGCGGAGGCGAAGGCCGTGCTCGACCAGATCGTGCGGGAGTCCTTCCCCCCAAACCCGTAGGGGGTGCCGGGGCCGAGCCGTCCCGAGCACCCTACCCGGTGGAGTTCGTCTACGCCCTGCTCGCGGACGAGCCGTTCCGGCTGGGCGAGGAGCAGATCGCCGCCTGCACCGACCGCGTCTTCCAGGAGCGTTACTTCCGCGCCCGTGACGGGCACGGCAAACTGATCCCGCCCGGCGGCGAGGGGCCGGCCGAGCCCGAAGTGCCGATGACGGCCGAGCAGGTCAAGGAACGCTTCGTCCTGGTCGGCATGGCGCTGGGCCGGACGCGGGCGTTCATGGAGAAGGCGTGGGGCGCGCAGAGGGCCCGCGAGGGCCGCAGGAAGGGGGCCGCGTCATGATCCTTCAGTGCCCGAACTGCTCGAAGCCGGTGGACGTCCCGGAGGGGGCTCCCGGCGGCCAGCTGATGCGGTGCAAGTCGTGCGAGGGGCTGTTCCGGCTGCCGGAGAAGGCGGCCGACGCCCCCGAGGCGAAGTTGCCCGAGGCGGACCCCGCGCCGCAGTTCACGCCCGCCCCCCGCCCCGCCCCGATCGAATTGACGGGCCCGCCCGCGCCGCCCCCGGAGGCCCCGCCCGGACCGATGGGCCCGCTCCCGAAGCCCAAGCCGGGCGTGATGCCGGAGGACCAGGCCGAGCGGATGCGCCGGTTGGCGGAGTCGAAAGGCGTCGGCTTCGACGGCACCCCCGCCGGCCCGACGACGCCGCTGCCGCACAACGCGGCCCTGCCGCCCGCCCCGCCCGTCCCCGATTGGACGCAGACCCCGGCCCCGAAACTGGAAACCGAAGGGTCGCCCCTGGACCGCTTCGGGATGCGCGTCGGCGGGGCCACGGAGCCGGCCGACCCGAACGCCGCCCCCGCCTTCGCCACCGGCACCCCCGACCAGGCGCAGGCCAACGCCGGCGAACTGGCCCGCCAGCAGGCCGAGGACGCGGCGGCGGAGGAGGCGTCGCGCAAGGCGGCGGCGGACCGCCAGCAGGCCGAGGCCGGCACGCAGTCGGCCCTGAAGAACGCCTACGCCGGGGCGAACGCCCAGAAGCAGTCCGAGGCGATGCAGCAGGGCGTCTCCGACGTCGCCAACCTGCCCATCCTCCGCGACCTCGTGCAGGCGTTCCAGCCGCTCGTCCGGGCCGTCTCCGGGGCCACGGAGACGTTCCGCACGCTGTTCGGCGGCAAGGCCCCGGCGGGCCTGCGCGAGGCCTCCGGCGGCGGGGGCGGCAAGGGCGGCGGGGGCGGCCCGCCCGGCCCCGAGGGGGCCGGCGAGGGCAAGGGTGAGGGGGGCGGCAAGGGCATGGCGGCGGCCGGCGCGGGCGTCGGCGGGGCGATCGGGCAGGCCCTCGGGTCGGCGTCGATCGGCGGCGGCATCGGGGCCGCGTTGGGGGCGCTGGCCAGCGTGACGGCCGGGCTGGTGCAGACGTTCTCGCAACTGACGGCGGCGGCGGGCCAGTTCGTCCAGACCTTTAACCCCAGCCTGACGGCGCAACTGGCCTACACGTTCCGCGATTTGCAGGCGGTAATCGGGCAGGCGTTGGTGCCTTGGATCCAGCAGGCCGCACGGTCCACCCGCTTCCTGGCCGACGCGCTGGTCGAGCCGATGCGCAGCCTCCGGCCGGTCGTGGCCCAGTTGGCCGCCGCGTTCGGCGGGGTGATGAACTCCCTGTCGTCCGCCCTGGGCCAGACGCTGACGGCGCTGGCCCCGGCGTTCGGCGTGCTGGCCCAGGTGGTGGACGCCGTCGGCTCGGCCATCCGCGGCGTCGTCTCGCTGTTCCAGGCCGTGGGGTCGGTCCTCTCCCCGTTCATCGGGGCGATTTCCGGCGTCCTGTCCGCCGTCATGGTGCCGGTTCAGGGACTGGGGTCGATGTTCGCCGACCTGATGCGGGCCGTCGGCGCGGTGGCGGCCGGGCTGGGGGCGTGGCTCGAGGGGATGCTGACGTGGGTCGGCACGCTGTTCGGCGGGGCCGGCAACTGGATGTCCCAACTGGGGACGGCAATCCAGGGGGCCGTGGCGTGGCTGACGAAGTTCGCCCTGACGGCGGCGGCGCTGGCGGCCCAGTTCCTGGGAATGTCGGGCTTCGTGAAGGGCATGATCCGCTCGCTCGAAGGGCCGAAAGAGGGGGCCAGCACCGGCACGGCGGCGGCCCATTCGGCCCAGGTGACGAGCGTCGAATCGTGGTCGAAGTCGCTCATGGCCGCCGCGTTCACGAGCCAGGCCGTCGGCCCCGACGACAAGAAGGCCGACCCGATGCAGGGGGTGATCGACGCCCTAAAGGAGATCGAGAACGGGTCGGGCACGGTCATCACCGACGCCATCGTCGCGGCCGTGCCGGCCCTCGCGTCGGCCATCACGAACGCGGCCGGGCGTGCGGCGTCGAGCGCGGCCGGGGCGGCGGCGGAGTACGTCGGCGGCGGGTTCTACGGGGCGGGCCGGGCCGCCGCCAACTGGCTGGGGCTCGGCGGCGGCCCGGCGGCATCGAACGGGGGGTGATCCGTGTCCGACGAGATCCTGCCGGGCGACCTCGACCCGGAAGACTGGGCCGGGGGCAAGGAGTGGGTCGGGTCCGCCGCCCCCGGGGACGCCACGATCGGCCGCAACGGCGGCGGCGCGACGATGGAGTTCGCGTGCCTGCCGGACGAACTGTCCGACCGGATCTCGGAGACGCTGGAGAGCGTCGAACAGGACCCGCGCGGCGACGGCGGCGGGCTGATGCGGACGCTCCCCCTGGCGCACCCGTGGCCGGCCCTCCGCCACTTCTACGCCAGCAAGATGTCCAACATCCGCGGGCACGGCGTCTCCGAGGTGGTTACGGAGGATGAGTGGCTGGAGGCCCCCGGGCCTTCCAGTTACGCCCAGTACCAACTGATCCGTTATCGCTGCCAGTTCGACCCCCGCCCCTACGCCGTCCTTTCCGACGAGTCGATCGCCACCGAAGAAATCGTCTGGCACGACGACGCCGGCACGGAGCACCGGACGAACTGCGCGCAGGAGTGGAAGCGCAACACGATCATCCGCAAGGGCGACAGCACGGTCGAGGTGATCACCGCGCAACTCGGGTTCATGAAGCTCCGCATGGGCGGCAGCACGGCCGACGACCGCCAGTTACAGGCACAGCCCGCCCTGTTCATTCCGAAGTCGTCGCTAATTGTCACGCATGTCGGATTACCCCTATGGTGGCAGACCTCGCCCGTCGCGAACTATGATGCGCTGGTCGGGCGGTGCAACCAGAAGCCGATCTTCGACTACACGGCCGGTTCGCTCGTCCTGATGAAGGTGGCAGCGAGCGAACCGTACAGCCCGCCGCAGCCCTCGCTGGAGTACGAGGACACCTACGGGGCGGTCGCCCAGGACAAGATCATCGACGTGACAATGATTTTCGACATCTACGTTCGCGAGCCGGAGGCGACGGTCACGCCGACCAACAAGAACGACGTCTGCGGGCCGGCGAACGCGATGCCGCACATCGACGGGAAGTTCTACTACGCCACGTCGGTCGTGTCGCCGACGGACTCCGCGGCGGCGGGCCGGCCGCGGTTCCGCTCCGGGGTGATGCAGTTCCTCTTCCGCAGCCCGATCGACGGGTGATCAGTCGAGGAGGACGGCCGACTTGATCGACACCCGCGCGAACCACATGCCGTAGCAGGTGCCCTTCACCCGGATCTCCTGCCCCGGCTTGAGCGACGCCAACTTCGACGGGTCCGCAAGGGCGACCAGGACGACCTTCTCGCGCCCGCCGCCGCCCTTCATCTCGATGGCCCCGTCGGCGACGCGAGACACCTTGCCGCTCGCCTCGACGGTCTTGTCCCTGTACTTCGCGTCGGCCGCCGCCTCGTTGTCGCCGTACTCTCGCCCGAGGTCTTCGGCCGTGACGACCACGGCGGGCCCGGCCGGCGGCTTGCCCGCCCCTCCCCCGCACGCGACCACCCCGGCCAACAGTACCGCCCCGCACAAGACCGCCGCCGCTCGCATGACGCACCTCCCCGGGCATCATGCGGTGCGGGGAGGGCGTCGGCAAGGTTCGTAGGGTCTTGCTCGTCGCGTACACTAGAGGCGTCGCCCGGGGAGGGTCGAGCGTGAACGAGGGCCGCGTGCGGATATTCGACGGGGACGGCGTCAACCGCGGCGTCCGGGCGGAGGGGCCGGCGCGGCGTTCGTCCGTCACCAGCGTGTTCTGCCCGGAAGGGGACCTGCTGCTGGTCGTGGACGACGTCCACATCACCATCCCGCCGGAGACGCTGGCGTACTGGTCGGCCGTCGCCGCCGCCCACCGCGAGGCCGCCGCCAAGATCGCTCACGCCAAGTCCTTGCGGGACAGCAACTCCCCCGTCTCGACCGCGAGGTAGCGGATCGGCATATCGAGCCCGCCCACCGGAATAACAACGCCGCCCTTCTCGTCGGAGAACGTCGGCACGCCGATCACGTCCACCGGGCAGGCCGGGTCGCGGCCGAACCGCATCGCCACGCGGACCGTGACCCACCGCGGCAGGCCGGCCTCGTCCGTTACCGGGATGACGCCGATCTCGACGATCCTCGCGGCCCTGTACCCGTCGTCCACGGCAGGCCCTCCTCTCCCCCGGGGCAACATGCGGACCGCCGGGCCGCCCCGCAAGGTGGGCAGGCGATCAGGCCCGCTTTGACGCCCGCCGCCCGGCCGCCCCACAATCGCGGCCATGCTCCAGCCAGGCGACGAATTCCGGCTTAATCGGACCCTCCGGGTGACCGGGGGCAACGCGACCGACGGCCACGACTGGACCGAGGTGTACTGGTCCGAGGAGGACGGCGACTACGTCGAGCCGGACAGCCCGCGCAGCGGGGTCGGGACGCTGTGGGAAAGGAACGGCGGCACGGCGAGCGCCGGCACCGTCGTCGAGGCCCGGTTCCGGGCCACCGTGGACGGCGAGCCGACGTACGAATTCGACGCGGCGACCACGGCCTGCCGCGTCACCACCGTCACGGGCGTCTGCCCGGTGATCGCGGGCGGCGTCGTCACCGGCGTCACCGTCGAGTACACGGTCCGCGTCGGCTGCCGGGTCGTGGACGTGTACTGCGTCACGAACCCGACGAACTGCTGCGCCGAGGCGGCCGAATGCACGGCCTGCCCGGCCGGCCTGCCGGCGTCGTTCCCGTTCACCCTCTCCGGGGCGTGGGGGCCGACGCTGACGGGGCTGGCGGCCTACAGCCCGACGGCCGGCCGGTGGCAGGCCAACGGCGGGGTGGCGTACTCGGACCGCTGGACGCTGGACGCGACGTTCTACTGCTCCGGAAGCGCCTTCTTCTGCGTCGCGGTCGTCACCTACTACGACACCGGGACGGGCGCGTACTACGCCGACACTTCGAACTTCTCCTCGCCGGTCGCCGCCACCGTCTTCTCCGGAACGCTGGACTGCGACGGCCCGTGCTACGCGACGTACCAGTTGGGGGCGGCGTCCGCCAACCCCTACGTCGCCGCGGGGCCCCTCCTGACGCTCGGGTCGTGCGGCACGCCGACGACGTCCGGCTCCGACGCCCCGGCCGCGTCCTGCGGCACGCAGGAGGCCGTTGCGGCATCCTACGCCGTGGACGCCACGGGGCTGATCGACGGGGCGTGCGCCGACTGCGACACGTTCGCCTCCGCGACGGTCGCCCGGGTCGGCGACGCCTGCCAGTGGGACCAGGCCAGCGGCGCGGACGTCTGCGGCTCGCTGAACGTCAAGTGGCGGCTGCAGTACAACGGGGCCGGCGTCTGGTACCTGTGGCTCGGCGGGACGGAGACGGGCGGGGCGGCCGACCCGACGGCCGGCTGGGCCTGGTACGCCTGCCTCGACTCGGCCTTCAACGGCGTCGGGGCGAGCACGTTCGGGATCTCCGGCACGACGGGCGCGAACTGCAGCACCTACCCGGCCACGGTCACCGTCACGGCGGTGCCCTGATGACGCCACTCCCCCTGTGCCGCTGGCGCGGCGACGAGACGGCGGACAGCCCGCCCCGGCACTTCTGCCACTCGCCCGCCGTCCACGCCAGGGACGGGGCCGTGTCCGCCTCGCTGTGCGGGTCGTGCCTGCTGGCCGACCACGAGCCGCCGCCGGCCCACGAGCGCCGCCCCGACCCGCCGGCCGCCCCGCCGTGCCGCTTCCGGGGGGACGCGGTCGGGCGGGCCCCGTGCGCGTCGTGCAGGGGCACGGTCTACGTCCCGCTCAAACGCTGCCTCCTGCCGAAGTACGGCGTCTGCACGGACGACCCGGCCAAGAAGTCGAAGGGCGTCCACTCGTGCGTCGGGTGCAAGGAGGCGGTCGCCCCGGACCCGGAGCCCCGCGAACTCCTCCCCGGCCTGCCCGACCCGATCCCCGGCCCCCAGCCCGAACGCCTGCCCTCCGGCTGGCACGAGCGGCCGGGCGTCCGCGACGCCCACGTCGCCGCGCTGCGGCACCTGGCGTCCTGCCCGCTGCCGGGCCCGGCGGGCCCGCGGGCGGGCGACGGGATCGTCATCGCGGGCGGCGGCAAATACTGGCCCGGGGCCGTCATCTGCGCGACGCTGGCCCGCGAATCGGGCTGCACGCTCCCGATCCAAATCTGGCACCGCGGCTCGCACGGCGAGGCCGTGCGGCCGGCCGACGTGGCCGGGCTGGGCGGCGTCGAGGTCATCGACATCGACCGGCATTCCCCGGGCCGCCGGGCCAAGCGGGGGTGGGAGACGAAGACGCACGCTGTCATCCACTCCGGGTTCGCCCGGGTGCTGTTCCTCGACTCCGACGCCTACCCGGTCATCGACCCGACGGCCCTGTTCTCCGCCCTCGTCCGCGCCCCGTTCGCCTTCTGGCGCGACACCGGCGAGCGGCCCAAGGCCCCGTGGTTCGGCCTGGCGAGGGAGGCCGTCGAGGCCGTCCCGCCGGTCCAGAGCGGCCAGTACCTCGTGGACGTGGCCGGCTGGTGGCGGGAACTCGTCCTCGCCTACTGGATGGACCAGCACTCGGATTATTTCTACTCGCGCGGCTCGGCGGGCCCGCGCGGCCGGTGGCACGGGTTCGGCGACCAGGCCATGCTGACGGCCGCCCTGGCGGCCACCGGCGGGCCGTACCACGAGATCGGCCCGGCCAAGCTCGACGGCTGGCGGTTCACCTACGACCACGGCGGCCGGACGTGCATCGTCCACCGCCACGGCTCCAAACTCTTCCCCGGCACCTCGCCCCGGCGGGACGACTCCCTGCCGCTGGAGGCCCGCGTGTTCGCCCTGTTCGCCCGGCTGACGCTTTGACGCCGCGCCCCCCGCCCCGCGAGACTGTCGCGGAACCGGAGGGCGACCACGCATGGCCGACACGATCCGCAGCACGGACGACCTGCTCAACGCCTCGACCGGGCTGTTCAAGGACAACACGGCCGGGGACATCACGGCCCAGAGGTTGCGCGATTTCGTCCTCTCGACGTACCGCCCCCAGGCCGTCAACGGCTTCCGGCTGACGCTCACGACCGCGACCCCCGTGACCACGTCCGACGTGACCGGGGCGACGACGCTTTACTGGACTCCCTACGTCCACAACTGCATCGGCCTGTACGACGGGACCAGCTGGAAGCAGTGGGCGAGCGCGGAACTGAGCCTCGCCCTCGGCACGCTCACGAGCGGCGCGAACTACGACGTGTTCGTCTACGACTCCTCGGGCACGCTGACGCTCAAGCTCGGCCCGGCGTGGTCGAGCGGCACGGCCCGCGGCACCGGGGCGGGCACGACGGAGTTGACGACGCAGGACGGCGTCTACGTCAACACCAACTCGATCTCCGGCGGGCCGGGGGCCAAGGCCGGGCGCTACCTGGGGACGATCCGCACCACGTCCACGACGGCGACGGAGTCCAGCGCGGCGAAGCGGTTCGTGTGGAACGCCTCGAACCGCGTCGGCCGCCGGCTCCTCCGCCAGACCGGGACCGCGAACTGGACCTACGCCACGACCGCGACGTGGAGGCAGGCGAACGCCGACACGGCCAATAAGGTCGAGTTCGTCCTCGGCCTGGGCGACCCGCCCGTCGTGGCGACGGTGAAGTGCCTCGCGTCCCACTCGACCGGGCAGAACACGCCGATCGGCCTCGGGCTGGACTCGACGACGGCCAACTCCGCCGACCTCTTCGGCGCGTACTCCAACACCGCCGGGTCCTCGCTCTCGTCGCCGCTCGCGATCTACCGGGGCTACCCCGGGATCGGCTACCACTACCTGGCGTGGATCGAGCGCGTCACGGTGTCCGCGACGGCGACGTTCTACGGATTCTCGTCCGGCGAGTACACGGGCGGCATCACCGGGGAGGTGGTCGGATGATCGATCGGTTGCATGCTGCCATTTCGTCCGCGTGCCCGGGCGTCGTCGGGGTGTCCGTCGGCACGGCCGGCGACCCGGCCACCGTCCGGGTCGATTTCCCGGCCGACGCCACCGACGCCCGGAAGTCGGCCGCCCTCGCCGCCCTCGCGGCGTTCGACTGGTCCGACGCGGCCGACGCCGCGTGGCGCGAGGGCCAGGCCCCGGAGCGGAAGACGCTGCGGCAGGCGGCGGCGGCGGCCGTCGCGGACCTCGACGCCTTCCTCGCCCTCGCCGCGCCGACGCAGGCCCAGACGCTGGCCGTCGTGAAGAAGTTGGCCCAGCAGAACCGGGCCATCATCCGCCGCCTCGTCCAGATCGATTAAGGGGGACGCCGATGCCGATGTCTCGACTGGAGGCGTTCGACGCCTACCTCCGTTCCAACAGCATTCCGTTCGACGGCCTGAGCCTGTCCGCGCCGCCGGCCGGGCCGAGCACCGTCACGATCCAGTTCTCGCCGGACGCCACGCCCGAACAGCGGGCGTGGGCGAGCCAGGCCAAGGAACTGTTCGACTGGCGGCCCCGGCGGCCCCTGTCCGACGCCGTGATCGCGTCCGCCTACGCCGGCCTCGCGAGCCAGCAGAAGGCGGCGATCCTGAACCGCTTCGTCGGCATGCTTTGCCGGCAGAATCAGGCGGCCGTGGTGGCGATCTTCTCCGACCTCGGCGTCTCGCTGCCGGTGGACGAAGTGGACCCTTCGTAGCCCCGCCCGGTGACGGGGCTTTCTCCGCGGCTTTTTCATCGGCGTTCGACATCGGCGGGGGGTGACGGGTGGCCGGGGCGTTCTCTTCCGCGTTTTCCTCGGCGTTCGATGTCGGCGCGGGCGGGGCGTTCCAGCCGGCGCTGGCGGCGAGGGCGAACGTCGTCATCGGCGAGGGCGCAGCGATGTTCCTGAAGAAAAACCAAGCCTCCCAGGTCGTCTATTTCGGACTCGTGAACGCCTCCAGCGGCGCGGCCGTGACGGGGGCGACGGTGAGCGTCCGCAGGTCGATCGACGGCACGTTCGCCGCGGCCACCGGCACGGTCACGGAGGACTCCGGCGGGCTCTACAAGTTCACCCCGTCGCAGGCCGACACGAACGGCGACCAGGTGGGGTACTACTTCACGGCCACCGGCGCCATCCCGGTCTGCCTGAACGTCCGGACGACGGCCGCCGACCCGTCCGACGCGGTCCGGTTCGGCCTGACGGCCCTGCCGAACGCGGCGGCCGAGGCGAGCGGCGGGCTCGTGACGCGAGGCACCGGGACGGGCCAGATCTCCGTGTCGAGCGGCCAGGTGATCCTCCAGAGCGGCACCGGCACCGGCCAACTCGACTTCACCAGCGGCGTCGTCAAGGCAAACGCCGTGCAACTGCTCGGCACGGCATGGCTGACGCCCGGCACGGCCGGCACCCCGGATGTCAACGTGAAGCTCGTCAACGCCGTCAGCACGTCGAGCGTGACGACGGTCAACGCCAACATCGGTACGACGCAGCCGACGAACTTTACCGGCACCGGGGCGAGCGCGACGGTCAAGGCCGACGCGATCAACTGGGCCGGCTCGGCGATCACCGCCTCGTCGATTCCGGTCGGCACGGCGGCCGGGGCGGCCGGCGGGCTGTTCATCGCCGGGACGAACGCGGCCACGACGATCACGACGGCCCTCACGACGACGTTCACCGGTGACCTGACGGGGAAGATCCTCGGGACCGGGTCGGGCGTGATTACCGGGGCCGGTGCGAACGTCAACGACCACCTCGGGAACAACATCGCCCCGGCGGCCACCGCTCTCAGCACGGCGACGTGGACGGGCACCCGGGCCGGCTACCTCGACAACCTCTCGGGCGGGGCTGTCGCCCTGGCGTCGGGAGTGGCGGTCACGTCGATCGGGGCCGGCGTGATCACCGCCGCCTCGATCGCGTCGGACGCGATCACCGCCGCGAAGATCGCCGACGGGGCGATCGACACGGCGACGTTCGCGAGCGGCACCACGATCCCCCGCGTGACGCTCGCGGACACGGTGACGACGTACACCGGCAACACGCCACAGACGGGCGACACCTACGCCCGGTTCAACACGATGATCGAGTTGGACGGGGCGGTCTACCGCTACACCGTCAACGCCCTGGAGCAGGCCCCGGCAGGCGGCGGGGGCGGCTCGACCGACTGGACGGCGGACGAGCGGACGGCGATCCGGACGATCCTCGGCGTGCCCACGAGCGGGACGACGCCGGAGGTGCCGTCGGCCGGGGCGCTCAAGGTGATCGACGACTTCCTCGACACGGAGATCGCCGACATCCAGGCCCGCCTCCCGGCCGCGCTGGTCGGCGGCCGGATCGACGCCTCGGTCGGGGCGATGGCCGCCAACACGCTCACCGCGTCGGCCCTCGCGACCGACGCGGTCGCGGAGATCCAGAGCGGCCTCTCGACGCTCACGGCCGCGCAGGTGAACGCGGAGTGCGACACGGCCCTCGCCGACGCCGGGGTCACGACGACGGTCACGGGGCGCATCGACGCGGCCGTCACGAGCCGCCAGGCGACGTTTACCACGTCTACCGGCGTGACGCTGCCGGCTACGGTCGCCAGCACGACCAACATCACGGCCGGCACGATCACGACCGTTACGAACTTGACCAACAACAACGACAAGACCGGGTACACGCTCCTCCAGTCGTTCCCGGCCAACTTCGCGAGCCTGGCGATCACGGCCGGCGGCGTCGCCTCCGCCGACCTCCAGACGGTCAAGACGCAGGCGGTCACCTGCGCGGCCGGGGTCACGGTTCTGGCGTCCGTGGGGACGGCGTCCGCCAGCACGGCCCAGACCGGCGACTCGTACGCCCGCCTCGGCGCTCCCGCCGGGGCGAGCGTGGCGGCCGACGTGGCGGCGGTCAAGGCGGACACCGCCAGCCTCCTGGCGCGCATCACCTCGACGCTGTTCTCGGGCATCACGAGCCTTGCGTCCTGGCTCGGGGCGCTGGCCGGCAAGACGGCCGACGCCTCCACCCAGACGGAGATCCGGGCGACGGCCGCCGGGGCGTCGTACACGGTCACCACCGACTCGCTCGAAGCGGTCCGCGACCGCGGCGACGCGGCATGGACGACGGGTTCAGGCGGTGGCGGCGGCGACTGCCCGACGGCGGACGAGGTCGCGGCGGCCGTCGTCGCGGCCCTGTCCGGCCAGTCGATCACCGTCACGTCGCCGCTGTCGGCGGACGGCACGAGCCTGGCGATCGACCGCGGGCTTAGTTACCCCTCGCCGGCGATCCGCTGGAACCAGAACGGGGCCGACTGGCCCGACCTGTCCGGGCTGACGGTGACCGTCACGACGGACCGCGGCGTCGTCTACTCCGCGACGCCCGGCGGCACCGACCCGGACCAGACGATCACGCTGGCCCTCACGTCCGCCCAGTCGGCCGCCGTTCCGCTCGGGGCGGCGACGTGGGAGGTGTCGGCCGCGGACGGCGGCGAGGCGGTCCTCGAATTCAAGGTCGCCGTCACGGCGACGTGACGCCGCCCCGGCCGCCCGGTTAGAGTCGCCCGCACGCCCACGACGGCAGACGCACGGGAGGTCCGCAATGGAAGACCTGCTCGCTCTGGCTCGAGAGTACAAGGACTACGTCGTCCCGGCCCTGTCGGCCCTCGGCACGCTGGTCGTGCGCGAGTCGCCGCGGCTGCTGCGGTGGGGCGTGGCGGCGTGCCGCTGGGCCGGCCGCGTGGTTTACGCCTGCGTGGTGCGGCCGGACAGCGAGATCGTGGCCGGGCTGCTGAAGGCGATCGAGGGCGGCAAGGTGGTCGAGCCAGAGTACCACCCCATCCGCATCAAGCCGGGCGAGGCGTTGCAGGTGTTGAAATGCCGCGTTCACGTAGACGCCGGCGAGTTCAGCGTCGCGCCCGCGTGCCTCGGGCCGACGCCGGCGAGCGAACATGACCGCGTCTACGAGGCGGAAATCTGGCGGGGACCGATCGAGGTCACGTCCGGCTTCACGGCGAAAGAACTGCGAAAGGTCATCGCGGCGGCCGAGGCCCGGGTCAAGGCCGTCCGCAAGGCGGCGGACGAGGCGAACGCGGCGGCGGCCCGCTCGCTGGTGCTGGAGAGCCTCCGGGGAAACGGCTGACGGCCGGCGGGCGCGAGGCCCCCGGCCCGGACCGGACGGCCCCCTCCCCGGCCCTGCTGGAGATCCTGAACGCCGGCCGCGTCCTGTCCGCCACGGCCTGGCGGGCCGGCGGCGGCTACTGGATGGCCTCCTTCGCCGTCGCCCTGCCGGGCGGCCGGCAGGTGACGCACACGCTGCCGCCGCCGTGCCGCAGCAAGGCCGAGGTGGCGGCGTGGCTGGGCAACGTCCGGGTGGCGGTCGGGGTCGGCTTCCCGGCGGAGTGGCGGACGCTCGCGCGGGCGGACGGTTCGACGCCGGGCATAAGCCCGGGTTAGACTCGCCGCCCTCACAACAGCCCCGACCAGCCCCGGCGGAGGACGGAGACGGTGCTAATCGAAGAGGCCGGCAAGTCGCTGGTAGCGAATTACGGCCTGTCCGGGTGCCTGATCGCCTTGACGGTGGCCCTCATCTGGCTGCTGCTGAAGTGGTTCATGACCCAGATCGAGGTCATGAGGGCGGAGAACCTCGTGACCCGTCAGACGGAGCGCAAGGAGAACGCCGAGGCGAGGGCCGAGGACCGGCGCGAGTTCCTCGAAGCGCTCAAGGACATCACGGCCCGGCACGAGATGACGACGGACCGGACGGAGCAGCGGTGGGCGAAGGCCAACGCCGCGATGTGCGTCCGGATCGAGCGATTGGAGGAGACGGTCGCCGGCAAATCGCACCACAAGCCGGCGGAGCCGGACGCATGATGGATCGCTTCCTGCTGGCCATCGACATTTTCGCCAAGGCCTTCGCGGCCGTCTGCCTCGCCGCGTTGGCCGCGTTCTACGTTTTCGCGCTCTGGTGCATGATCCGGAACATCATCTGGGGGAACCCGTGAGGGCAATCCTTTCCTTGCTGCTGCTGGCCCCGCTCGCGTGGGCCGGCGACCTGGAGATCGTCGGGGCGACGAAGGTCCCGCTCTACGACCTCGTGCAACTCAAGGCCAAGGGCGCTCCGCCCGGGGCCGTCTACTTCTGGGGCGTCACGCCGCGGCTGAAGCCGTCGCAGGTCAAGCGGGGCAAGGGCTGCCTCGACTTCGCCGCCCCGCCGGGCAAGTACACCGTCTCCCTGCGGGCCGTCTGGAACAAGGGCAAGACGGTCGAGGAGGGGCTGGACGGCGAGGAGGTCGAGGTCGAGGTGACCGTCGGCCCCGACCTGCCCGACCCGAAGCCCCTGCCGCCCGAGCCGGGCCCCGGCCCCGGACCGAAGCCGCCGGACCCGCTGCCGGCCTTGAAGCAACTCTGGGTCGTCGTGATCGAGGAGACGGCGGACGCGGCGGAGACGCGAGGGGCGCTGTTCTCGAACAAAGCGTTGGCGGACCGGATGAAGGCCAAGGGCCACAAGTTCCGCGTCGCCGATCAGGACGTGAAGACGGCCGACGGGCGGACCCCGGCCGACGTCGCGCCGTGGATCGAGCGGGCCAAGAAGGCCGGCTTGCCGCGGCTGTTCCTGATCGACCAGGACGGCAACGCCCTGTCCGAGGGGCCGGTCCCGGCGACGGCGGCGGAGATCCTGGCGGCGATCACGAAGGCGGGGGGCTGAAATGAGCGAGCTACCGTTCGTCCTCGACCCGGACACGGGCGAGAAGCGCATCTTCGGCAACGTCCCGGCCCCGCTCCGCTACTCGTGGCCGGTGTTCGGCGACGTGCCGAACACGAAGGTCATCCCGCGTGACCGCTGGGCGTCGCTGGTCCCCGACGACGAGGGGCCGGGCCACCCGCTGATCTCCGACCCGCACGACCAGGACGGGATCGGGATGTGCAACTGTTCGGCCACGGCCGGGGCGATCGAGGACGCCCGGCTGCGGCAGGGCCTCCCGATGGTCCGCCTGTCGGGCGGCGACCTCTACAAACGCATCTGCTTCAACGGCCGGGACTCGGGCAGCACGCTCGAAGACGGCATCCGCGCGGCCATGAACGAGGGCGTCGCGAGCGTGGACGTCGTGCCCTACCTGGACTGGCGCAACAGTCACGCCGGGGCCGAGGAGAGCCGCAAGAAATACCGCGTCCTCGAAGCGTTCCTGTGCCCGACGTTCGACCACTGCTTCAGCGCCTCGATCCAGGGCTTCGACCTGATCAGCGGCGTGTGGTGGTACAACTCCGGGTTCGACCCGGACTCGGGCGGGTGGATGCCGAACAGCGGCGGCGGAGGCCGGGGCGGCCACGCCGTCCGCGGCTACAAGCCGGCCCGCCGCGGCCAGAAATACGGCATCTGGCACCGCAATTCGTGGACCGCCCGCTGGGGCCTGAACGGCGACGCCGTGTTCCCCGAGGCGTGGTACGCCCAGGGCGGGATCGGCGGCTGGTGGGCCGTCCGCAGCGTCGTGGACGAGGGCGGCGACGTTCCCGCCCCGAAGGCTTCGTAAGGAGAGATCCCATGCTGGCCGTCCTGTCCCTCGCCTTCTCCGCCGGCCTCCCGGCCGGCCTGCCCGCCCCGTCCGCCGTCACCGTCCGGGCGTGGCGGGCCGAAGCGATCCCGGCCTGCCGCTGCGGCACGAACTGCCCCAACGGCGGCAATTGCGCCTCGTGCGGCTGCGCGGCCCCGACGCCGGCCGAGCCGCCCGGCAAGCCCGGCCCCGGCTGGCACTGGGACGCCGCCGGCCGCTTCTGGTGGCGTTACGGCGGCCTGGAAGGCCATCAGGCGGCCCCGGCGCTCGCGCCGGCCCTGGCCCCGCCTCCGGCCCTCGCCGTGCCCCCTGTGACCCCCTACGCGATCCTGCCGCGGTCCTTCGCCCCGGCGGCGACGCGCTCCGCCGCGTCGTGTTCGACGTGACGGTGACCCATCATGCCGGCCGTGCGCCGGCCCGACCCCTCGCCCGAAGGAGAAGTCATGAAAAGCGCTCACGGGTTCCTGCTCTGCGCCCTGGCGTTCGCCTGCGTCCTCGGCAGCCTGCCGGCCGACGCCCCGAAGCCCCGCAACGCCTCGTTCGGCACCATCGACGCGAAGGAGATCGTCCTGACGAGCGGCGACGGCAGGGCGTCGATCACGCTCAAGGCGATGGCGAATCAGGTCGGCATCTGGGTCGGCTCGAATTCGTCCGACAAACCCCGCCAGGTGGCGATCGTCGCCGGCGACGGCGTGGCGTACCTCGGCTTCAACCACGAGCGGATGTTCAAGGCCCCGGGCGGGTGCCCGCTCGCGTTCAGCCTCGAAGACGACGGCACGCCGACCATGCAGACGGTCAAGGGCGACAAGGTCCGTTTCCAGGGCCTCGCCGACCTGCCGAAGTGACCGACCCGACCCCGAAGGAGAATCCCGTGGACCTGACCAAGTTAGAGACTTACCTGCGTCAACAGGCCGAGGCGTGGGAGACGCTGGCCGAACTGACCGGCCTGCCGTGGGCGAAGGAGTACGCGGACAAGATCCGGGCCATCATCGTCTCGCTGTTCGGCCCGGCGACTTACGGCGCGACGCTCGCCCGCCACGACTCCGGCGGCTGCCCGGTCGAGTCGGCCGTCATGGCCGAGGCCGCGTCGCTGCCCGCGTGGGTCGTGCCGCTGCTGATCCAGTTGGGCCAGGAGTTGCTGAGGAAGTGGCTGTCGAAGTGACGCAACACGAGAGGCCCGACCGATCACCCACAGTCCGGAGATGACATGCATTACAGAAACGGCCGCGAGGCCAAGAACGGCGACAAGGTCGTGATGCTGGGAGGCTACGGCAGCGGCCCGGTGGCCATCTGTGCCGTCGGCGTCCTGTACGACGCGAAGCCCGGCAACGACTACTGCAACGGGAGCATCGCGCCGACCCTCGGCGGCCCCGTCGTGACTGCCTGCCTGTGCGACTGTCTGCACGCCGACGACCTCTCGGCCCTGCTCGCGGAGAAGGGGCTGGATAAGCGGCCGGCGGGCAAGTGACCGGCAAGCCGACCATTCATCCAAGGAGACTTCCGTGGACCTGACCAAGCTCGAGACTTACCTGCGCCAACAGGCCGAGGCGTGGGAGACGCTGGCCGAACTGACCGGCCTGCCGTGGGCGAAGGAGTACGCGGACAAGATCCGGGCCATCATCGTCTCGCTGTTCGGCCCGGCGACTTACGGCGCGACGCTCGCCCGGCACGACTCCGGCGGCTGCCCGGTCGAGTCGGCCGTCATGGCGCAGGCCGAGGGCCTGCCGGCGTGGCTCGTGCCGCTGCTGATCCAGTTGGGCCAGGAGTTGTTGAAGCGGTGGCTGGCCAAGTGAGACTGGCCGGATCGACCAAAGGGGCAGACGTCGCGCGACGCCTGCCCCGCGTCATTGGTAGCCGAGGACGAGGTCCGTTGCCCAGCAGCCGCGGACGTGCGGGCCGGGCGATCGCAGGTGCGAAATGATAGGGTGGGGCAGGTCGCGGAGCCGCTGCTTCCGGCAGAACTCGCTTCCGCACTTCCGGCAGCAGATCCCGACCTGATTGTTCAGGTCGTTGACGTTGCCGCACTTCTCGCAGACGTACATCCTCGTCACGGCCTCCTCGCTCGTCTCGACGCATCCCGCCTCTTCGAGGGCGTCCGCCAGCAGGGCCAGGCGAAAGTTGTCGAGCGTGCCGTCCGCCACGGTGCCCGTCTCGCGGCACCCCGGGCACCGCCGGGCGACGGTGAAGGAGTCCTGCCCGTGCGGGGCGAGGCGGCCGGTTTCGAGGTCGCCCCACAGGCCGGACCACGGCCGGCGGCAACGGCACTTCCGCCCCCTCTCGTCGTACGCCGCGCGGGCGAGCGAGAGGACTTGCGGCGTGATCCATGGACAAGGGCCGTCAATCCACCCGGCCGTCGGGCTTTCTTTGTGCCAAACCGGGTTGCACGTTTTGCAGCACCGTTCCGCCAATTCGATGGCGAATGCGTCAGCCAGACTGTCTCCCCCGATCCACCCCGGCCACCTCTCGTTGATGCAACGAGGACACCGCTCCTTCCCCTTCGGCAGCACGACCGGCGCGAACGGATTCCCGACGATCTCCCGCAGGAGGGCGGCTTTGAGACTTTGCGCCCAATCGGCGGTTTGACGGCTGGCGTCGCCGATGAAGGCCAAGGCGTACGCTTCGGCCGTGACCCTCTCGGCGGCCGTGTACGGATCGCGGCTCTCGTAGGAGAACGAATCGCTCTCCGGCTCCGGGCCGCCGTCTGCCCACGCCTCGACGGCCGCCAGCCTCGTGTCGGTGGGCATCCCGATGGCGCGGGACGCGGCCACGGCGAACAACCGCAACTGCCGGTCGGACGCCATCCGCGTTGCTTCGGCCGGTTCGCTCCTCCGGTCGCGGGTAACGACGGCCAGCATCGCCGCCGGGTCCGACGACGCCAGCCACTGTGCCTCCGTCATCGAACGTACTCCGGCGAGTCCTTGAAATCCCTGTTCGCGTCCACGTCGCACGCCATCACGAAC